CGCCGCACCAATCTGTGCGTCGAAGACTTGTTGGGTGTTGGCCGTATCGGCGGCTGTAGAAGACTCAGAGACCGCCGCAGGTAGCGTCTCTGTCGCACTAACCGTGTCTAGTGCAGTGGCTGTTTCTGAGACTGCGGCAGGTAATGTGCGTAGCGAACTGATCGTGTCAGTGGCAGTAGCAGTCTCAGAAACTGCTGAATTTAACGTCCCTGTTCTTGAGACGGTATCAGAGGCGTTGGCAGTCTCGGAAACGGCGGTATCAAATACCGACAGTCCCCAGCCAACCTGCCCCCAGGAGCCAGAGCCCCAGCCCCCATTGGACATTCATCAGGACTCCACCGCTTGCAATTCGTCGGCCTTGAACCAACGCTGCTGGGTATCGCCTTCCAGATCTTGCCACTCAACGAGGCAGGAAACCTCACCGTCTTCGTTCATGCGCATCGACAGGATCGGCCCCGTGGGCACAACCGCCTTGAGCGCTACAACGTCACCTTTTTTGAAAGCCATGTTCTACTCCTTAAACAGCATCGAGGTTGAACGTGTACGTGACGTTCAGTGTGTCACCAGAAACCACTGCACGGTCCCCTGGAGACTGGAAGTCCGACGCCGAGAACAAAATCCCCGTGGTGCCGCTCTTCGTGCTGTTGCTGATCAGGAAAGCCCCACCAACCGTGGCCGTAGCGTTGATGGTAAACGCCGCAGGAGATGCGGAGTTGCTGATGACTGAGGGGTCTGCCGTGGTTGCCGTGCCAAAGGTCGCCGTGGGGCGAGTGGCGTTGCTGTAAGGGACCACCTCAGTCCAGCCCGCGTGGGAAGCAGCGGTATCGCCTGCAGCAGGCGTGTTCGACGCGCCTGCGCCATACAGGCCAATGAACCACGTAGCGGTGTAAGCACTGCCACTGAAGTACTTGGCGTTCATGTCTTGCAGGCCGACGTTCACCACAAGGTTCGGGCATTCGGCAACCCACTTGACTTGACCGTCAGCGCCGACGCACTCCATGCGGTATACACCGCCAGCCTTGGCGGCATCCGTAGCGCGTTTGGCGGTAGACAGGGCACTTGCCACAAGGTCTTGGGACTTTGCGTTTTCGTTGGACATGGTCGTTCCTTAACTAAACCGAAGAAGCGCCGTGGTGGCTGAAGGTGCTGGCAGTTGCACAATGAAAGGGTTGGCTGTTTTGTCCGAGCCAAAATCTAGCACGGCAATAGCGCGGTTGGCTTTGGATGTGTTGTAGATCAGCGCACCACGGGCCGTAAAGCCTGCGCCAGCCCATGCAGGGTTGTCAAACGTGACGTAGGCCGTTGTGCCAGAGAGCAACACCTGAACATTCACAAGCACTTCACCGCCTGCGGTGTAGCCTGTACCCACAACTTCACCTGTGACCGTGTAGACCGTAGTGTCCGCGCCAAGGGAGGCATCGCTCATATAGAGCGCCATCTTCAACACATCAGTGTCCAAGTCGTGGATAGCCAGCCATGACTCCCGCTTGAACGAAGAACACATCGTCTGCACCAGGGCCATTTAGACCACCTTTGTTCTGACTTGGCCGCTGCGATACGCATCCTGTCGCTGCTTGCCATCGCCAAGGTTCTTCAGCAGAACCAGCGACTGGGCGTATTCCTTGTCCATCATCTGCACGATGTCTTGCTCTTGCTTCATGAATCGAGCCGCTTCGACCATCACCGCGTTGAACAGCGCGGAGTCAAAGTTGTCACCCAGCCAAGACGTACCCGCAGTCACGATGCTCACCGGGTAGTAGAAGTAGTGCAGTTCTGCCGTCAACCCAGCAGAAGGAGTAGGACCGAGGATGAAGGTCAACTCCGTTAAATTTGACGAGTCAGGGCCAAACAGGGCGTAGTACTTTGGAGTTCCGGTCGTGCTGGGGTTCGGGAACGCCGAGCGGATGAAGTTCACATCCTTGTTTAAAAGATACTCGTAGTTTCCAGACCCATCAATGACCGCAAGGCTGAACACAGACAGGAAATCTGTAGGAGCCGAGAGGTACTGATTCCCGTTGGTCAGCGTGCCCGTGACGTTCTTGCGCAGTGCAGGAAGCTGTACAGAGTTGTAGATACGTTGTTCGCTTAGCTGAACCAGGTTTTTAAAGTCTGTGTCAGAAAACGTGTTCTCGCACGCATTTTGAACGGCAGTACGCAACTCGGTGTAATTCACTTTTTGGGCTTCCCGCCAAATTTTTCCAAATTACGCCATCGGCCCGCGGGACATGAACCCGCGAGTAGCTGCACCGGACCCACGTTGCTTAATACCCGTGGTCTTTGGCCCCGGAGCGGACTCCTTGGAAATGTTGCCCAGCACCATGCACAGGTCACGCGGGTTGACCGGGCCTTGAGGATATTCCGACTTGGCAGGAGGAAGTTGCTTGATCTTGCCCATGTTTCACCCCGTCTTCTGGTTCATCACGCGGGACATATTTTTGCCCATCTTCATACGGTCCTCAGTGGTAGGACCGCCCTTCTTGAAGGAAGGCGTCTTGCCGGGGTGCATGCGCTTTTCATGCTTTGCCACGGCCTTTTGAGGCGTCATTTTCATCATCGCTCCTTAGGAAACGGATACGTTTACTGTACCGACTAAACCCCTTGGTGCCAAGGCATTTGGCGTCAAGGCGGCATCAAAACTTCTAGAACCTCCAACTGGATTCCAGCCCCACTCAATCACCCTGCTACCACCACCAAACGAGCCCGTAGCAGTCACGCCAGATGAGTACCAAGTGTTCGTGTCAGGCCGAGGATTGCGGATAGCCTGGGGGTCCGAAACGGGATACATGCCAAGCTGAAGCTGAGGTTGATCTGGAACCCAGCAAGCAGGACAGGCTTTAATCTCAGTTTGCTTTGTCTTGACTACAAGATTCTTGAGCTTCTTTAGCGGAAATCTAAAAGAGCAAAGATCGCAGTAGCCAAATGCCTTTGCGCCGTTTGCAAAGCGGTTGCTCATACAAACTTACCCCGCGTCTTGCCTCGTTTCTCACACCCACTGCCACGAATTTTTACAACTCCACCCTTCTTGTACTCTTTTTCTTCTTCGGGCTTTTCCTGCACAATTTGTCGCAGCAAGGTGTCGTACTTGATCTTGTTGGCCGCTTCTTTGGCTTCACTGACTCCTCGGTCAGGCTTCACCATCCTAACAGGCCCGCCCGCCCGCAGGATGTTTGGAGTTCTGCTAATCGGTAACAGCATGCCAACTTCAGGGTAGTACCCGTCAATAGCATCCCGCCCATTGCGGTTCATGTCCGCCGCACGCCGAGACTCACGCTCTCGGTCAGACATCTCCAGAAAATGCTTCTTGCGGTACGGCATGGCTTATCCTATGAACATTTGTCTTGGGACAAGCCGAATAGCGGCCTTCTCACGGTCTTCCGTTGAAGCAAGGTCCCAGGCTTCATCATATTGAGCCTTCAATACCTGCATTCGCTCCATAGCACCAGGAATCTTCATGGACAGGTAGTAAGCCAGCCCTGCTACCAGCGCGTTTAGGAAACGGAACGGGATATCTTGTGTGTATGTTCCTCCTGCGCCCGCATCCTGAATCCTACGCAAACGCCAGTACACCAGCGTGTATGTCTGAGAATTGTCAGGCGTAGGCCACACCGTAAACTGCGGCGCTTCTGCTTGTCGATTAATCCAAATTTGGATCGGCCTTGCAGATTGGAGCTTGTTCGGAATGGACGAGTATGTAGAAACACTGATGCGCGTGATTGTCAGATCAGTCTGCGTGGAGACATTCCCCGCGCCCGTGCGAATGACATGCTCAATCAGGTCTACCGTGTCAGCGGGAAGTGTGTACGTGTTTGTGCCGTGTGTTAGAACTTGTTGTCCTTGTTCCACAGTCCACAGGTTCACCCCCCGGTTTGCCCAGTCCGTCAGCAACAAATTTAACGACCGACGTGCTGTACGAAGGTCGTAACCAGTACGCAACTCAGCACCGCAACGCTCAAAGGATTCTTCGACCACTTCATTGAGGTCAAGATTAAACGTAGCGGTGCCGGATGTAGACATAGCTTACTTCGCAGTCAGCGCAGAACGCTTGAAGGCTTTGGCAGTAGGAGCGCCGGGAGAACCCGGCTTGCGCATGGTTTCACCCGATCCAGCGGCAATCCGCTTGCGCTTGGCGTTAATGTTGGCGTACAGACCGACTTCTCCGCCTTCTGCGTACTCGGTAAAGTTTGTGTTGTCACGGCGCTTCTTTACCACACCCTTGCGGATAGCGCCCATGCCACGACTGGCGAGCATTAGATGTACTTGCCTTTGGTCTTACCACGCATAGCGCAACCGTCAATGGCTCCGCCCTTGGCCATCTTGACCATTGCGCTCTTGGTCTTGCCCTTGGACTCAATACCACCGCCCTTGGCGTAGCCCTTGGCTTCCTTCATCTCGTGCTTGAGCATTGACTTCGGAGCGCCCTTCTTCTTCATGAAGGCCACTTCCTTGTTCATCATTTCCTTGGACTCTTTCATACTGCCTCCTTCGGCATGGGCTTTGGGACCAACAAACTTCTTCGCTACGCTCGGCGGGACGTCAGTCTTGCCTGCAAGTGAAGCATACATAAACCTGCGCTGCTTTTCAGACTGGACTGGCATTATGAATTCACCCTGCGCTCTCGTAGCGTGTCCAGTTTAATGCTGAGGTTGTCCAGTCGCTCTATCAACTGCTTCATGTCCTGCCGGAACTCTGCCCGCGTAATGTGGTCTCGGGCTACCTCTTCCCGAGTGCGGTTAAGCAGCACACTGAGCCGGTCAAGCTCTTTGAACTTGGACGCCATGAAAAAGCCGATCACCCCCAACAATACGGTCAGGAGCAGGTTCCAGATAGCTACGCCTTCCATTTCAGCAGTCCCATGCGCGCAAAGACTTATTGATACGAGAATTGGGATCTTTAGCCGTCTTCTCGCTGGTGAGCTTATTCTTCATGCCTTTCATGCGGGCACAGAATGAATCACGGCGCGAACCACCTTCGGGCTGAGGGGCTTTGAGTCCAGGCTTGCCAGGGTTGGCACGGTTGTAGGAAGCCCGCCCTTTGGCGTTGAGGCCACCAGCCTCGGATTTACCTTCCTTGCGCTGCCACGCCGGGGTCTTAGCCATCATCAGTCCTTCAGAGCCAGGAACTGGGGGAGAGTCAGGCAGTCGTTGCTGCCCGAGGTTAGCGTGCGGCTCACATAGGTCCACACAGCTTGCGCAAGCGTATCGTAGTCTATCCCGCCTGACGAAGCAAGGTTCAACTTGTTGCCCATCGTGCCAGTATCGTTGTAGTCCGCTGCAATAGCTTGCCACACCGCTGCCGCCAAATTTTGCGGGCTGAGTTCAGTGTACGGTGTGATCGCGCCTTCTAGGTTGCCAATCGCTCGGATGGTGCCGTCTGCCGCAATCGTGACTGTGACATTGCCAAAAACACCCGCCAACGCACCTAGCGTTGCAGGGCCAACCGTGAAGTTGATATCCGCATTGCCCGAAGCAGGGGCGACAGACTGCAGCAGGCCCGTCAGCGTGAACGTGATGGCTGCGTTACCAACCGCAGAGACAACCAGATTTAACTGGGAAGGCCCAACCGTGAACGTGATGTCAGTACTGCCAACGGCGTTTTTGCCTGCGGACACAGCAAGCGGGTTTACATCTACCGTTGCACCGACAAACGTAAACGCTGACATCGCCCCCGGCTTGTAGGGCAGCACCCATGACGATGGCGCGAGGTGCCCGCTGGGGATGCCCGCCAGCTTGGACGTAATGCCCTCGCCCACCGACTGGTTCATCCGGTCACCACGCCCCCACATGGAACGCAGCGTGCCGGGGTCGCCGCCGATCTGGCGCAGGGGAAGCTGCGCCAAGAGCGTGGTGTTCTGCTTGAGTGCCATCAGCCCCAGCCGATCAGCCCCAGCCGAACTCAGCCGCGCCGTAGAAGTTGGTATTGCCAGCCGTCGCCGCGCCCGCGAAGTACAGCCACGTGAGGCAGGCGCCGTCCATGATGCGGGGCAGGCTCGGCAGTTGGTTGAGCAGATCGCGCTCGGCAGCGACGGACACCGTGGTCAGCGGCAGCGTCAACAACGGGCGGGCAAGGCACAAAGCACCCGAGCCGGTGTTGGCCGCGCTGAAGGTCACCGTGGCGACGTTGGACACGCCAGTATCGCCCGAGGCCAAAGGCAGGAACGGCCCGTAGTTGTTCGCCGCCGTACCCGAGTGGCCGATGAAACTCGTGATGGGCGAACTCGCCGTCATCGCCACCGTCACCGGCAACGACCTGCCCGAAGTTGGCACCGTGTTGGAATAACTGACAGAGATGTTCTGCGCCGTCGCGCCGTTTCCTGTTGTCTGCACCCAGAACAAGCGACATCCTGCGCCGTTGGTGTACCGCAACGTGGGTGTGCCGGTAAGTGTTTGAGGTGAGGCCGTGTTGTTGCTGATACCGGGCCAGTACCCTTGCAAGTCCACCAACATGAGCTGTCCAGGCACGCCCGTAGCCACGGCGGTAACGGCTGACACGTTCAACGCATGCTTGGTGTCAGGCGAGACGTTGCCACCGTGCGGCAGGCCGAATATCTGCGTGCCGTTGCCCGTCGTTTCGTCGCACGACCTCCAGGCCAGCGCAGTACCAGCCCAGGCGTTCGCCACCGGGGTGCCAGCCAAGCCGCTGAAGTCATACCAGCGCCCCGCCGTAAGGGTGCCGCTACCCGTGATCTTGTTCCAGTCGGCGCGGATGAACTTACCGCTTGTGATCTCGTTGATGAGATCGTCCATTGATGAGAAAGGCATGGTTATCCCCAGGCAAATTGCAGTAAGCCGCGCAACGACGGTTGCGTCGCGCTCCCGTTGTTGAGTATCCAGTTCAGATACGCACCAGATTCGATCTTTGGGCACGATGCCGAATTCGGCACCATCACCTTCTCTGCCGCTGTGGAAGCCTCTCGAAGCTGCAGATGCGCCAGAGGCTTGACCAGCACGGCATTGAAAAGGCCACCGGGCGAGCCGGACACCGTGACCGACTCAATGCTGCGGATGCCCCGGTCACCGTTGGCTAGTGGAATGAACGGCGACACCGCATTGGCGTCGGCCGTGGCAGCGGTGGTGTTGGCGATGCTGCCAATCACCGTGCTCAGAAGCAAACTGGCGCTTGATGTGCGCCCCGACACTCCGTTGGAGTTGGTGTAGCTGACGCTCACCGTGCCGTTTTGCGTCATCGGAGACGCCACCACGATCATGCACTGCACCCCCTCGCCAGTTGTGTACCTTGGCAAACTGATCGGGTTGTCCATGTTTTGCTGGTCGGTGGAGTCTCCGTCGATCAGCGGGTAGAACATCAGGTAGTCAGCCAGCAGCATGTAAACCGGCACGCCAGCGCTGTTGCTCACGGCCTGCATAACGTGCAAATACTTTTCTTGACCGGCTTCAGGGTCCGGCCCGACGTAGATGCCACGGTTGCCGACGCCCGTCAACGGCGTGGCTTCCAGCGGGATGCCGACGTAGGCGTTGTAGAGCGGGATGCCGGAGCCCACGCTGCCGTCTACCCAGCGCCCAGTTCCGCCGTTGGGCACAGCGTTTTTGAAGAAAAACGATTGCCACTCGCGGCCATCTGTGGCCACGGCATCAGCCAGTTGGCGCACGTCCCTAAACGACATCAGGGTTCTCCGGCGGTATCAACTCCACCTCTTCGGAGGGCGCCCACTCCACGGCCCCGTTGGGGTGCTCTGCGCACTGCGACAGCTTGTCGTCAGTCAGCGTCAGCAGCGCGCGGCAGTGGGCGCAGCGGTACACCATATTAGTCCACCGTAACGGTGAGCGCTCCTGCGGCAAACTGAGGCTGAATGCCGTTGGAAATGGACAGCGAAGATGTCAAGGCACCCGACATCAGCAAGTTACCGGCCCCGCTCAGGTCGGTCCCGATACCAAAGTACGTTGCAGTAGCCGTACCGCCCGTAGCCGTTGGAAACTGCACCAAAGCCGTGTTGGAGATTGTCTGCGCCGTCAGCGTCCAACCACCGGCAGACCGCGCCACAGCCACTCGCGCATAGCTTGTGTACGCCACCTCGCTGGTGCTTTGCGTCCCCGTTTCACCGGGGTCAGCGGTGTGCAATGACACATAGAAAGACCCCGCCGTAGCAGAGTTTTGCAGGCCCGCAGCATCACCGATGTTGGCCCAGTCTATGTTTACGAACAGCAGGTTCAGCAGATTTGCTTCTGCTGCGTTGGTCATGGACATAAATCACTCCTACACATTACTCAGTTCTTGGAACTGCGAATACGTCAGCGTTAACCTATTCGCCCATGCCGATGCATACGTTGTGTAACTAGGATTGTTGGACACGTTAGCCCATCCCATCGCACCTGTGCTCGTGCTAAATCTTTGAATCAACCACCGCCCACCAGAGTCAGTCACCTTCCCAACATACAGCGGATCGCCATCAACAAAGTTGTTGAGGTAATAACTGTTTGGTGGGAATAGGTGCGCTACTCCAGTAACAGACACGGCTTACCCCAACTTTGCACGAAGCGTATCCAACGCCTTTTCTGCAGTCGCCTTGCGCTTCTCAAGGTCTTTGATCTCCGCTTCCATCTCAGCCTTCTGAGCCGCCGCATCCGCCTGGGCTTTTGCAACGCTTGCCTCTGCCTCTTGGATGGCCTGCGTTGCTTTGCTCTGCGCCTCAGAAATAGCCGCCTGGATGCGGCTCAGAGAAGCATCACGATCTGCTTCAATCTGCTTTGCCTGCGCAGCAAAATTAGCGCGGGTCTTGTCCATCTCTTCCCTCAAAGCCTGCTTCTCTTTGACCACGGCTTCAAGTTCTTGATTGACTTTTTCCAGGCGCTTGTCCGCTTCTTCAAAAGCCGAGGCGATACTTTTCTCAGCAGCCTCAAACTCTTGGCGCTTCTTCACCAAAGCACGGTCGAGATCTGCTTCCTTCTCAACCATGTTGATGACCGCAGGGATGGCGGCAATTACCGGACCCCAAACGTCTTGGAACTTTCGCAGTTCACCGATGCTAATGCTCATAGCTTACCTTCCAGGCATACCGGCTTGAATCAGCGTCATGGTTGCAGTACCCGACGTATACGCGGTGATTGTCAGGCGCACTGCCCCGACAGGATACGCATAGTTTCCGTCAGACGATGCCGTCTTGGCGCTCAAGCCCGTGTTGGGGAACCATGTTGCTGTCGCGGCAGAAAAGCTACTGTCAAACGGATCGCTGAAAGTATGCTCCACCGTGTAGGTCAGCGTAGCGCCAGCAGACAGAACTACGCCTACACCCACATTGAACGGCTGCTTATAGTGATCCAACGGGACCACCGCAGATGACCCAAGGGCACCTACGCTTACAACTACTGGGCGCATGCCGACTCCTTAATGGGGGCCGAAGCCCCCGTCATCAGTTCTGGAACGTGGTCGGAGCCTGCGAACCGTCGTCAGCACGCTGGATGTACTCAACCGTCACCACCACCGCACCAGCGGTCGGGTTACCACCAGCAGCAGTGAACGTCCCAGTCACCGCCACATCAGTCGTGCCAACATTGTTGGTGGCCGAGGAAACCAGCGCCGCGTCCAGCGTAGCCCGAGCGGTTTGAGCCGTGGTCAAGCCAATGTCAATCGTAGTCTGAAAAGCGTTGGCCGAGCCCGCGCGCCCGAACGTGGTGTTCACAGCAGACACCGAGCCACCGGAGATGGCAGTGGTCTTCTCAACCGTGAAACGAAGAATCTTGGAACCAGCAGGCAACGTGAACAAATTCTGCGCTGCGGGCGAACCCAGCATCACAGAGAACGGCACGTTAGCCGATTGCGTCAGAACAGGCAGGCCGGTGTTCGCAGCAGCGCCGTAACGCTGAGTACCAAAACGAACCGGCCCGGACAGAGTAGACCAACCCATGATATTTCCTCAAATCTGCGCCCGTCGTCTCTGAGGAGAAGTCTGCCGAGTCAGTCGGCGGGCTGTGGTAAAGCTCGGTTTACAAGAGGGTAGCACAGCAAGATGGGGTAGTCAAGCGTATTTAAACGCCCATCCCTTAAATGGTCCTTTGGCAAGCGCTTGCCCAGACTTGAGCGCACGATTAATTGTTGGGGCCTTCAGGCCCGTGGCCTCTCGCAACGCCTGAATGCTGGCATGTCGCTGCACTTCGCCAGATGGAAGTGTCACTTCTACGGCCTTACGAATCTTCTCCTTGAACGAGTCAGGGCGTTCTTTGCCATACCAAAAATTGCCTGCACCGCTGAGCGTTTTGCTGATGCGCAGACGTTGATCAAGCGATATCTCTCGACCTTTAAGGGCTGCAGATCGCTTGGCGCGTGTTTCATCTGACACGGGCCTGCCTTTGCTGGCAGCAGCAATCTTGGCTATGGCTTCTGGCGTATGTTTACGCTCTTTGTGGGGGTAGCGAAGATTTGCTTCACGAATCCTTTGTTTACGTTCTTCTGGAACAGGTACGCCATAGGTCGGGCTTAACGGACCAGATACTTTTTCACGTATTTTTTGGCGCACACTTTCTGGCATGCGCTTACCAAAATTTGGTGTATCAGCCCCACTTTTCCCACGCATAGGAGCGCCTGCGTACAAAGACCAGTTAAAGCAGTAGTCTTTTCCGGCATGCTCATCAAGATACTTTTGCTCTGCAGCAAACAATGCGGCGGGTTCAGCAACATATTCCAACACCTCAAACAGAAACGCAGTTTCTCCGTATTTGGCCCAGGCCGCCGCCATACGCTTGTTAGGATGCGTACCGTCACGGAGTTGCTTGCGATGCCTTGCCCAGCGCTGGGCCTTGTTGACTGTGCTGCCGATATAGAACTTGTTGTTTGCCGTGCAAGTGATGCGGTAAATGATGCCCATGTGGCCTCCGGTGTTATCAACCGATAGTGTACCACAGAAGAAATAAGAAAGGGGCCGAAGCCCCTTTTGTTAGGTAGGACAAGGACTTAGGTCAAGCCCCAGGACTGCCCCACGCGCCAAGCGGATCGCTCACCCCGAAGCTGTACCTAGCCCTTGCTTTAAACCTAGAGTTGCCCGTGTCAAAATCTTGGTCCATAGAAGTGGTCAAGGGGACACGTTCAAAGTTCTTCAGACCGTTGGGCACGTCAGTCTTGAGGAACCAAGCGTTGGTGTCGGTCAAGAAGTGGTTGACGGTGTAGCCTTCGGGAATACTGCCGTTGTTCTTGATCGCGTTGATGTCGTTATCGGTGGTGCCGACACGCAGCGACGTTTCCAGCAGTCGGGTTGCGACGAACTGGAGTTGCGGGGGAACAATCAGCTTGCGAGGCTTGGCAGCGATCAGCAGACCACGTTCGTCGGTCCAACCAGCGATCTGGATCACAGCCGCTTCGAGGGACGTTTCGTTCAGGTCAGCCGCCGTCGCAGGACGGTTGCTGTTGAAGCCACCAGACACCAGCGGGTGAGCCGTCGAGAACAGGGCTTGGCCGTCACCGTAGGTGAAGGACGCATTGAAGCCGTTGTTCAGGATAGCCGCCGCCTTCACCTGCTTGGTGTACGCCATAGCCCGTGCAAGGGACTTGGTGTACCGCGCAGACAGACTGTCGTACAGGTTGTCTTCCATCGCCTCTTCGGTGATGGAGAAACCCATAGCGATAGTCTCGTGGTTGTAACGAGCGGTCCAGGCTTCTTGCGCGTTGTCATACGCAATGGCTGCACCTTCGTTCTTCACCGGGGCGGCAGAGAAACCAGACAGTTTGGTTTCTTCTTCAAACGAGCGCTCAGAGGTTTCCGTTTCGTAAATCTCTTTGTGCTCTTCGCCGTAGCTCTTGTACTCCAAGCCAAACAAAGCGTTCAAGCCGGGCAGGAGTTCCTTCAGTAGTTGGGCACGTGAAATTGCCATGATTCACTCCTTTAGGCGATGTTGTAACGATGGACGTTGAAGTTGATCTTTGCCAGGACTTCCGGGCTCTGAACCAACGCCAAGTTCGGGCCAGCGATGGTCACGGTCGAAGCCGTCACCGTCAGGGCCGTGCTGCCCGTGGTCGTCACGGTTGCCGCAGCGGTCAGGGTCGAGCCCGTAAACTGCAACTGCCCCGTGGCGGGAACCAACTGGAACACGTCCGTGCCGATGGGCAGGACTTGACCAACAGTCAAACCAGAGACGGTCAACGTGGTAGTACCCGTGCCCGAAACGTAGGTTGCTTGACTGGCAATCTGCGTGTCCGGCACCAGACTCAGGATACGGAATCCTGCGTTGGCCGTCGTTGCAGTAGCGTTCACAACACCCGCCAGACTGTTGCCGGTGGCAGCAGAACCGACGTTCGTCGTACCAGCAGCGTTCACACCCACAACCAGTTGCGACATGGAGCCGATGGTTGTTGCACCAGCAGCAGTCACAACCGCAATGCGGAACACCGTATCCGGGTCATCGCACACAATGGCGCGAATGTCACCGGCCAGCGTGTTGGCGGGGTAGAACTGAGAGAAGCGCTTTTGCTTGGTTACCGGATCGGTAAACGAGCAACCCAAGAACACACCGACCGTGGTATTGGTGGTGTTAATCGGCGCAGTCGCAATCACGGCAAAACCAGCGGTGATGGTCACCGGGTCGCCGCAAAAAATTGACGTGCCGTAGTTGTAGGCAATCGGGTACTCACGGGTAGAACCCGAGAACACCTGACCGCCCAATAGATTTACGGGCTTGTACCCGTAAGGGGCATCAACAAAAGGGTATGCCATTTCTGACTCCTTGAATTACGAACCGCGTCCGAACGAAACCTCAGACTTGCGCTCTCGGAACAGAGGCATACGAGGATCGTTCTCGCGCATGTAATTGTTGTCCACAGACGCCATCTGTCCATCAGCTTGACGCTGGAAGAAAGAATTGCGCTGGTCAACAAACTCTTTTGGTGTTTTGCAAAGCATGAGCCCGCCGATCTGAATGCTGTCCGGGAAGCGGCCCGCGCCGGTTTCCGCAACATACGTCTCAGGGTGATCGCTGGCTTTGACGGGCTCCCAGCCCTCTTGCAGCTTCATGGAAACATTGCGAGGATCGGAGTTCCCGAGGGTACTTACCCGAATCCAACGGAAGGCGTATCCAGGCTCCTCATTCACATGAGGGAGTACATCGGGAACCATCCACTGCTTGGGCCGTTCGGTCTTTGCGCGGGTATCAAGTTCACGGGGGTTACGTTCAGCCATTTTGTTTCCTCATTTCTTCAGCAACCGCACGGGCGTACTGCTCATTGGTCAGTCCCAGCCGCTTGGCGATTTGAACTTGTGATTGCGTCAGCACGATCTTTTTGGGCGCTGTGCTTCGCGTTGCAGGAGCTACCACTGGGGACTTCCTTACCGGCTTCTCAGAGGGGAAAGCATCTGGGAAGATTTGGCGCACCTCTTGATTGATGCGCTGGTAATACTCATCACTGTTGGTATCTACACCACTCTCCACAAGTTCATTATGAACTTCCATCGCCACTGCCGTCATCTTCCGGTTTGTCAAAAACCACGGATTGGCTTCTTGCCACGCACGGGCCTTTTGATCCACCTTGGGTACAGCAGGGCTTGGAGCGGGTTGTACCACAGTTTCTTCAGGCTTTGCAACAGGCTTGAAGTTATTGACACGCTCTGCCTTAATTTTAGCAGCAGTCAATTCTTCCTGAGCCGCCACAAGTGCGTCTGAATCACCCGCTTCATATGCCTGCTTGTATTTGGCCTTGGCCTGTTCTACTTCATTGGCAACAACCTTCTTGGCTTGTTCCAGCAAAGCCTGTTGACCTTGGCCCAAACTACCTTGAAGGCGTTTGTTTTCTTCTACAAGAGTTTGAGCCAGCCGCACTGCTTCTTCCCGCTCACGCAGCGCAGACTCTTTTGCCCTACGCTCTTCGTGATACCCTTTGGAAAAGTGCTGGATGCGCTTTTTCACCCCTTCGGAATACTGAGACAGTTCATCTTCAGTAACTTCTGCAGGGGCCTCCTTCATTGGAGTTCGGTTGCGGTCCTCTGGAGGAGTATCGTCTACGACTTCAATCTCAGCTTCGCCCTCAACTTCAACCTGAAGCTCTTCAGGCGCTTCCTTCTTCTCAGCCTTGATCTCGTCTGGAAATTGGAATTCCGTCATGTTCTACTCCTTATGCACGCTTGATGCCGCGAGGGTCCATCACGACTGCCTCTACTGAGTCGTCATTAACCAAGCGCCACTCAGTACCGTGAATCTTTAGCCGCGTACCAGAATTGGGACGTACCAGCACAAAGTCCCCCACCTTGCAAGATGGCCCGCTAGGAAACCGCAGAGGGTCTTTGTAGCAGTCTGGCCCCATCTTGGCAACAAACAGAACAGGGCTCATCACTTCTTCAAAATGCATGGTCTGGCCCGCTTTAACCAGTCCACTTTCGTACTCTTCTTCTGCTTTGGGCAGCATGCAGAGCAAGTGGTAGGTCACAGGATCAGGCACTTGTCGGGCTTTTTCCTCGTCAGTTTGCGGCAACACGGTGGTGTTTTTGCCATCGCTCAGGAGTAGTTCACTCATCTTCAGATTGCTCCATTTTTCGCACGAGGTCGGTGATAAAGGAATGCGCAAGTGAAAGACCCCGGATTTCACCCGCACAAGATTTGTACTCGGCAAAGTCTTTTGCCGCACCTGAGATAAGCGCCTGCGCGATGGACTCGCGGCGCTCTTCCAGTTCCTTAATAACCACGTCAAACGCAGTGGCCATGTTTACTCCTTAGTTTTTGAACGAGGTTTCTGTGCTTGTTGCTGCGCCCGCTGGGCTGCTTGCTGTGCCTGCTGCCTCATTTTCTGTTGATGAGACTGTTCCTTATGAATCATGTCCTGCTGGGCCATGACAGCCTTTAGCCGAGGGTCATCGCCCTTATTCTTTTGTGCCTCCAGTGCAAGTCTTGCCTGTTCAATTTGCAACTTGCCTTGAGCAATTTGGAAGTCACGGACACTATCCGCTTCTTTGCGCTTCAACTCTTCAGCCTTCAACTGCAACTCAGCCTGTTGCATTTGGATCGTCGGGTCTTGAGCTTGCTGCTGGGCCTGTGCTTGCGCGGCCATTGCTTGGTTTTGCACCATCGTCCTTTGCGCCGCTGCGGCAATCAGCGGAGCCAAGGCTTTTTCATCTTCAGGTGCAATAGGTGCTTCGTTATTCCCATCCAGCGTAGGAAGGGGTACGCCCAAAGCCATCTCAACTTGAGCCCGGTATGCAAACGCTGCATGTTCTGCCATGTGCGCCATGAGTGCGGCCATCATTCCCTGCGCCATAGGGTTCTGTCCAAGGGTGGACATAACCTTTGGGTCTTGCATGAACGACTGGTGCGTCATCATGTGAGCTTCATGGTCTTGATAAGAAAAAGCCTTGATAGGCTTGCCTCTCAAAACATTCATGTTCTCCGTCACCGGGTCTTGAGGCTTCTGATCCTCCGGGATGGCAACAAGTTTGTCAGCGTTCTTAATCCCCAGAACTTCCAACATCTGCCGGTGAAGCTGAGGCAAGTCATAAATTTGTGGCGCACCTTGGGCCAGTTGAAGTGCAGCTTGGTACTGCATGATCCGCTGCGCCATCGTGGCGGCGTTTGGATCACTGACAGGAATTACCTCAACTACATCGTAGTCAGCTTGCTTAACCGACCGATCCCCGCCTTCCGGGGTGTATGGATACTCACTAGGCAGAAAGTCTCGAATGATTCCCTTTAGGAGTTTGAACTCCATCCGAAGCGAAGCATGAACCCGCGCTTGGACGGCGCTCATGGTCTTGAGTTGCCGCTCCAAAATTGCCAGCGTAGTTCCCACCGGAGCCTGGGCTGACATATCGCTGACCTTCAAGTCCGCAATAGCCGCAAGGCGTCGGCCCTCTTCTGTGATGCGCTCAAGCAGCATCGACAAAACTTGGCTCGGCTCCTTGTAAGGAAGCGGCATGATGTTGTCACGCACACTTCCCGAAGGAACATCCACATCCCTGAACTCGCCTGGAGCAATAGGAGTGTCGTCGCCCTTGATCCGAAGCCCGCGAGACTTCAGGCCACCCGGCAGATTTGACAGAGTTCCAGCATCCACCAACTGACGGATGATAGAAGTCCCTGCGCGGGCGTATCCACCGATCAAGTGGATATAACCAAGCCCGTAAGCCCCAAAACCAGGGATGTACGTGTACTGAACAAAATGTTGACGTTTGAGTTTCTTCTTGTCGTTCTCTTCCCAGTTCCTGCGGATAGACAAAACAGTCTGAGTGCCCTTCTCAACCGTGACCACATACGGAAGCGCAATCCCCGTTTCTTCGTCACCATCTTTGTCTTCGTACCCTTTCAAGTTCCAGTCAACGTGAATTTCCAAAACCTGATACCGATCATCATCGGTTAGGGTATACCCTTGCTCTTCGGCCTTTTTCTTTTCAATGTCAGTGAAAAACCTGATAGGTTCGCCCAAATCTACGTCTTTGTAGAACCCTGCTACCTGTAGCTTCTTGATCTCATTCTCGGTCTTGCGCATCACGTGGGTCACACGCTCTGCTGTGTACACGTTTGACGCCCCGTAAGGCATGATGAGGTCTTCAGCCGGGACAAGCGGAGCCGCAGGTAGTTCAGTATTCGGGTTCGGGTAGATTTTCTTAAACGCCGACCCAGCAAGGCCAAGGGAGTACAGCATCCGCTCATGTTCGGACCTGTAATCAATCATCCGCTCGGTCAGCATGTAGTTCATGTCGTCACGAACTCGCTCTGCCGCCTCCTCTTTCAGCCGGTCAATCGCCCCGATGATCTGAGTCTTGACAGGACCTTGCGCCGGGAAGGTTTCAGTGATCATCTCCGACTGAAAACGGATTGCCGCTTCGGTCAAAAGCGGTGAGTAAACCCCACAAGCTTTGTTCCACGGCTCAGTACGCTCTTCGTACTTCATGCCAAGGACTTCTAGGCCCTTGACAAACATATCTGTCCAGTCTTTGCGACTGTTGATGTCTGCATCTACGAGGGAAATAAGGTCAGAAGCCAGGGATTGAAGCTCCCCTTCCTCCATGTACTCCGCAAGATTGGCGTCAAAGTCTTCAGCCGTCTCAGTTTCCGGCATCAGTTCAATCTCAACTCCGTCAATCCCAATTTTTACGCTCTCCGGGTCTTCAATTTCAATCTCAAGAGCCGGTTCTTCGGTCATGATCCCCATGTCAAGGGGCATCATCGCGGGGTCGAAGTTCGTTGCCATCTGTAATCCTCAGTAAAACGCTACTTTGCGCTTGAAAGACCGCATTTCGTCCTGTTCGTCTGTCTGTAGACGCAGGAAACCACCCTGCCGGAAGCGGATCAACGCTTGTACGGCACTGTCCACATCGTCGTCGTGGGGTGCGTTCGGAAAAGCGGCCATGTTTTCGATGAGTTCTCTAGCCCACCGGGTGTCTGGAGCCCAGACTTTACCTGATTGGAACAGGTCTGCCACAGAATTGATACGGACAAACTTGTCATTCCCCCTGCTTGGGGTGTATTCAGACACCGGAATGCCCATCGCCCGCAGTTCAAAGATCAACGGAGCGCCTGCGGCCTTGGCTTCCACAATAAACGAGTCAGGCTCCCACTCTCTATAGTGAGCAAGTGCCTTTTCTTTAAGCTCAGGGAACTCCATCCGCTTCTGAAAACAGTCCAACAAGATGATATTGACATCCTTTTCATCTTCGTTCATGTGGAACACACCCCACGTAGTACAAGCGGAGTAGTCGTTTCGCTCAACCTTAGTAAAGGCAGTGTCCCAAGACTGGATGATGAACTCACATGAAGGAGGCTTCTCCTTCTCCCAAATCTTCCACCACTCCCGTTTAACAATAGCACCTTCTTCGGCGGTGGGATTTTGCTGGTACTGAGCGTTCCACTTACCCGGTGGGAGTTCGTCCCTTAGCGCAGACAGTTCCTCCAGCGACCAAAACTCAGGCCATAAGGGTTTACCCGAAGGCATGATCGCCGGGAGTTCAATGACTTCCCACTCTTCTTCTTTTCCTAGCTCGCCCGCCGCCTTGAGCACGCGTCCAATCAAGTCTCTCTTGGACCACCTAGTGGCGATGATGACAATAGCCCCTCCAGGCTGGAGACGCTGACGGGGACCAGAAGTAAACCACTCGTAAGACTTGTCGTAAATCTCCGGCTGAAACGCGGCAAGCGCGGCCTCGCCCTCGTTGTGCGGATCATCAATTATCATCAGATCAGCGCCACGGCCAGTCATCGTGCCGCCAACGCCGATACTAAATGACTCCCCCCCTTGGCTTGTGCTCCAGCGGCCCGCTGCTTTGGAGTCTTGCCGCAAAGTTACGCCAGGAAAGATTTTTTGGTACTCATCTGATAGCACTAAGTTTCTAACTTTGCGTCCAAAACTTACAGCAAGCTCTGCCGTGTTGGATGCTTGAATGATTTTTTTATTTGGAAACCGGCCAAGAAACCACGCCGGGAACAAGAACGATCCCATCTCGCTCTTGCTGTGCCTCGGTGGCAAAGAGATACACAGCCTCTTCAACTTACCTTCCGCGATCTCCTCAAACTTCTTAGCCATCACCGCATGGTGTCGGCCATGAATAAACCCCGGCCACATCTTCTTTACGTACGCCATGAAGCTCTTCTGACACTTCTCCCTGTCCACAGCATCCTTGTAATCTTGTACCTGCTGTAACAGCTTCTCCTGATCCGCAGGAGACAGACTCGCCACTAGATCATCCAACTTCATTCCATATTCCTAAAGCTGATGTACGTCGGCCGCACAGACCTTCCCATCCCCTCAACCCTCTTGAGAGCACCCAGCTTCACCAACCTATCCACGATCTTCTTCGTGCTCCCAAGCCCAGGCTTACCCCTCAACTCACAAATGTTCCGCAGACTCGGGCCGTACCCAAACCGGCACCACCACACATCTATAGCCAAAAACACTTCCTTCTGAGCCTCAGTCATCCCCATCTCCAATACCTCCTCCTTGGACCCATACACCTTCCTCAGAGGACTCTGCAATACCTTCTTCGTGCGCCACTTCTTATCCATTTCGCCGCGCAAACTCTGCCATCAGTTCTTGCGCCAGCGACTGCACTGCATACGCCTCTTGCTCACGGCCAGGAAACTTCTCGCCGTAGAAGTCACAGTACTCCTGCCACACATGCACTGCTTCATGGACCAGAAGCCCTGCTACTTCGACGGGATTTCGGCCAGCATAGTCACTTAAGCACACCACCGCACACAGGTTCCCATCCTCATTACTCAAGTTGTGCGTCGTCGCAGATGCCTGCGGCGTAGAGATCCACGGACCGTAGTGCTTGACCTTCAGCGCCTTCATAGCACCCTCATACTCCTTCTCACTTAAACACAAAGTGAGATACGGCCCCGGCGCTGAAATTCTTCTGTCAAGCCACTTGTTCATAAAAACCCTTAAAAATCAACAACTTAGCGCACACTCTTAAAGCATCACTTTACTTCCGTTAATTTTAACGGCACGTTTGGCGTCTGCGCGTTCCACAGTCGCTTCATCTCGGTATTCAATGCGCGGTCGGCGCGGCAGTCCTCGCTAGTGCGACCGGTGCAATCCACGGCTGGCCCCTTGTGGAAACAGTCCCAGCATGCGTAGTAGGCCGGGCCTTGCAGCGGCGTAGCTCCGGCCTTTGTGGCACGCGCCCACTTGCCCACAAGTTGTGGCACCGTTTCATTTCCGGTTGTCTCCATCGCAATTGGCATTTGCGGCTTCATGTTGTAACTGCCGCATTTTGGGCACGGAGCCATCGACTGCCCATACACCCACTCTGCGCGTTTTGCCGGGTCTTTTAGCATGTTTAACATTCTTCGGCCCTTTTGCTTCCGGTAAGGCAGCCTAACAAAAATCGTTACAAATCAACAACTTAGCCACGTTTGTTAAACCAGTTTATGTCATCCGTTAAATTTAACGGCACCAAAATTTAGTCCCAAAATTTTTGGTACTTCCCCCCACCACTTTTTGTAGAAAGACTGACCGGGGGGGTGTCGCCAGATTTAGGGGGTGGGGTCTGGTGCTAGCGTTAAATTTAATGGCAGGGGAGCGTTAAATTTAACGGCGTTCATTGGGGCATAGAGTCGTTTGAGTGGAATCGGTGCGAGGTAGGGGCAGTTTGAGTGGAATAGTATGTTCAAGGCAGCGGGACTCCTGCTGCTGCATCGGGGGGGTGCCCGGTGGGTGGGTCTGCGTCCTGCGCCACCTCGTTGTCCGTGGCGTCGCCGTTAAAATTAACGCTAGGCTCACTCGTCCCGCTCAGTTCCCGCAGCAGGGAATCTGCCTCGGCCTCGATGACGGTCGCGTCCTGAGCTTGTGCGGTAAGCAGTGTGCGAAGCTCAGACATGACACGGGCTCGCGCATCATCGCTGCTGGTAATGCTGCGGACTTCCTTACGCTCAGTGAACGCTGCCACCTCGGTTACTGTGCCAAGGGTCTTCAATGCTTGCACCCGTACACTGTCTTTTGTGTCTTCTGCTAGGGCCACTTGCACTAGTCCCTGAATGACAAGATCACGCAAAGCGGCAGGGGTTCTATGCTTCGCTGCCTCTATTGCCAGGGCATAGGCGTCGATTTCTTTTTGTATTCTTTCGTCGCGCATAAGCATGTACGGGTGGCGGGTCAATGTGTGCTTACTGGTGGCGTCATAGCTGGCCCTGAAAGCATCTGCTTTAGTGGCTCCCATAGCTACAGCCCGTGCGAAGTTTCTTTGCTTTGTCGTGAGTCCATCGGAAACGGCTTTACCGAGGTAAGCACTCGGGGGCAGTTCCTTAGCTGCTTTCTCTAGAGTCTTTCTTGATAGCTTCATAGGTGTTTGTCCTACTGGGGTTCTATACAGTATAGGGGAACAGATGAGGAATGCAAGAGACTGCTGCTCGCTTCGCTCACTGCGGGCGGGCTCCGGCACCGCACCAGCACTCGCACTGTACGTTTATACATGAGGGTTTGTCCCTAGTGACAAGGGCCAGACAAGGGCCTACAGTCTCCCCATGCACTGCACGGTGTAGTGCTCAGGAGAACACAGATGCGATTCCTTCCCGCCTTCAACATTTGGTCAACCCCTACAGAATTGCTGGCCCACGCTCAACCTGGACAATGGGTTTACGCGGGGACACGAGAGCCCAACAGCATGGGCCGCTTCCTGGGCGTCAAGCCTAGCGGCACAGTGGTCGTTGCGTGGCAAGGGAACACCCGCAGTCAGGGGAACCGCGCAGCAAAGCTGGACTATCTGCGGGCTTTGCGGGCTTATGCCCGTGGCCGTTGACCTACACATAAGGAGAACCAGACATGCCTGCTCTCGCTGCCGCTCGTTTCTTCACCCCGGAACAATCCGCCATCATCCTCCGCACCATGACGGACATTCAAGCCGGGAACAACGGATGGTCTTTCATCCCTTCGCATGCGTGGCTACATGATGCCTTGAACGTTGCGGGTTACGTGGTCATTCGCTCCACCGACTACCACGGACGGCCAGCATTCAAGGGCTACACCAAAGCCGCACAAGCCGCCCTCAAGGGTCAACCCTACGGCGTCAGCACTTACAAGCCCGTGAGGATTGACGAAACCCCCGACTATGAAGCCGCGATCCTGGCCCGTCAGGAACGGGAAACGATGGACACCTGACCTATCCGCCTAGGGTCTTTCGGACCCTATGGGATGCGCCAGCCCTGGACATCAAACCTATCAGGAGAAACCAAATGACTAAGAAAGAACTGCTGCGCCTGACGGCGCTTGAAAACACCCTGCGCGCCCTCGGTTTCACTTCCGACGAAGCCACCGCCCTGCGGCGTATCTCGAACACCCTGCAAAGGTGGTATCTGCACGAAGCTGGGACCGACCACGGCGCTATCGAGAGGGACGATGAAACGGACAAGCCCCGTTTTTACTGGGAACACAAGGGCAAGCGTTATAGCCGCCCCGTGCCTGATCGTGAAGCCGGAGCAAAAAAGCGCTTGGCCCGCATCATCGACGCATGCAACAAGGCCCGGACAAGTTCAGGGAGTGAGGCACTGAACTATTACATTCAGACCGATCCGCGCGGAGCTTGTCTTTACATCCTGCGCCCTGGTGATATTCCCGCAGGGTCTCGCGCTGATTCCTGCTACACCAACGGTGTTTGTGTTTACTGAAGGGGCAAACCATGACAACACAGAAACAAGTCCGGGCCGCATTCTGGGCCGCATATCCGCACCTAGCAGAGCAAGCAAGGGAGGCCGGGATTCTGAGCAAGCCACAAAACTTCCACTGCGCTACCGTCCGGTGCACGTTTGTAGACTTTGTGGACTCACTGCACCGTGACGGGCAGATATCCGATGCCCTGGCGGATCGGGTGACGTTGTGACCACTGAAGACAAAGCCATTGTTCTCGTTTCCCTAGTGGCACTGCTGCTGGCGCTGCTGGGGGTCATTTAACACTGCTGCGCGCCATGCGCGCTGAGGATTGACCTATGCAAACCGAATCTTTGATCGGCCGCACCCTGACGTGCGCAGAAACCGGAAAGCAATTCATCGGGGCATCTGACGGGTTCACGACAAACTACGCCAGAAACGACGCCGGAGAAGTGTTCTCAGACGAAGGCGTACACCTGCGCGAAGTCCGGGCACTGCTGGACCGTTCCCGCCCCTTCACGGGCTATCTGTCGAGCGACGGGAAGCGCCTGACTGGATGGAAGGGCAACACCCTAGGCCACGTAATCGATTCCAATTCTTGCGAACTGACTCGGCCATCGTACACACATGGTAAGTATTACCAGTCCGTCAGGGTGCGGGATGTCCACGGGCGCGAATGGTACGGGCGGGGATCGCCCGGAATCTGCATCCGCCTTCGCCCGACTAAGCACTGACCGGCCCCTATAGCCCCTCACGCGGGGGCTATGGGGGCATGTTGCCCTACACAATCAGGAGATTGACCTATGAATGCTTTCATTAAGACCGAAAACGGACTTTTCAAAGTCTACCGGCACGGGCTCGAATGGCAGGTTATCGGGCCGCGCTTTGAACGCTGGTTCTCTGTCTGGCAGCATAACCCCATGGCCTCACTCCTGCGGGCGCTGGACTCTGTGCCGGGTAATCGCCGGACCGTTGAGATTGTGTCTTTGAAGGGAGACTGACCTATGCCCGGAACCTGCAGATACGCCCACCCCGGCACATGGGGGCATGAGTGCGGCAAACCCGCAACATGGGGCCAGAAGCTCCAGAACCCTGAAATGTGGCGGGAATACTGGTGTCTAAGGTGCGATGAATGCCGGAACCATACCGGACCGGATAACGCTCGAATGAGCCGCACGGGATGGTTACCGTATGACCCGCAAACCATGCGCAACAGGTGGTTACAGAACCGATGGCCGGCGGACCCCGTGCCGATGGATGCGCCAGCGTAACGACCGGCACCTATAGCCCCTCACTCGGGGGCTATGGGGGCATGTTGCCCGCTACACAATCAGGAGAACCGACACCATGAATCCAATCATGAACCCCTGCCTTGATCCCGACCGGCCTCTCACCCCCTCAGAACTGGCCGATGAAGCCTGGGAGAGGCGCCGTGCCCGCGTTCGCACCCGTGCCCATGTGGAGCGCCTGGAAACTGCCCTTCGGTGGGCTCTTGAACAAATCGAAGACGATCTTTGCCCGGACCATCAGGCCGCGATGGCGGATGCTTGGTCCCTTTTGGAGGACTGACCTATGAACCACTACATTGTGCTCTATCGAATTGAAAGCATCATGTGCCCCGAGGATGCGCCTTTCGGTTTTAAGTGTTATGCCGACGATGGCGACCATGCCGAAGAACAGTGTTTAAACGCATACCCTGACGCCGATGTTGTGTGGGTGTCAGATAGGCTCGCAATGCAAGATGCGCTTGCCGATTACTGGTCAACCGAGGAGGACTGACCGATGATCTATTCCCAGACTGCCCGTTGCGCCCGCTGGGGCGCTGAAAAGGGTGCCCGCCGTGTCTCAGGACTGACCCGCTCCGAACGCGAAGCCATCCGCAACGGAGAGGAAGTGCGGTTTCGGGGTTGTCCCCTAGTGGACGGAACCACTGAACGGCGCATAATTTTTGCGGGCGGGAGGTTCTTTGCCCGTATGCCTAAGGAGGGAACATGACTGAACAAACCAAAGCCGAGAGACTGGCTGAATATCTCACCGGCCTTGCAGGCGAAATTGACCATACCCACTACACAGACGACGTGCGGCTATCCGCTGCAGAACTGTACCGGCTGAGCACAGTGAACGCGGAACTGCTGGACGCACTGCGCCGTGTCATGCGGCATATACCCGCAGACGCTGGCGGATGCTCACTGGCTGACGATATGCACCGAGCCCGCGCAGCTATCGCACGGGCTACAGAGGAGTGACCTATGGACCAACCGACTTGCCCACACTGCGGGCGCGATCTTGAGGACGAGGAACTTGTCACCGGACTCTGCACCAGTGACGATTGCCCACGGCACGATGAAGTAAGCGACGAGGCCCGCGCTTTCGGGCCTAACCAAAAAGCACCGCAATGGTGGAGGGCTTGACATGAAACGAACTGCTACCGTGACAGAGACAGTGACCTACGTCATCAGTTTCGAGGTACCCGATGGGGCCGATGATGATGAGATTGAAAACCTCGCACATACGGAATGGGGCACCAACCCAGACCGTGATCCCGATAATTACGAGTGCGACATCTCCGTCGCAGAGGAGTGACCTATGTTCACGCTTCGCATAAACGACAACCACTATCCGATGGTGACTGCCCCGGTGGAATGGCACGATGGGGGATGGCGCACTAGCATCCTGCCCCGCGTGACTCAGGAAGTCTCAGAGGAAATTGACCACAACCATTGGGAGGATTGGCCCGGTGGCATCGTGGACACGATCTACTTTGCAATGGTGGACGGCTGGTCTAGCGACGGCACCATGCGCGATGATGACCCGGACCTTGAGCCGATCTATTGGGCGATAGAGCACAACGGCCAGCCCATAGGACGAGATGAGCTGGAGGAACTGCTGAACCCCGGCGAGGTTGCGATCAACATGCTGGTGGGCCAGAACTCACGGGGCGATCCGGTGGAGAAACGGGTGGAGTACCGCCGCCTGGGAGGCGAGAAGGCCGAGCAGTTCGTCATGGACTACGCAGACAAGCATGGTCTAGAGATTAACTATCTGGACAGGTATGGATCGCTACTTGTGGCACAGGTGGAGTGAACCGCTTCGGCGGGCTTTCTAAACAGGAGAAACCTATGGAAACTGGTGTTCAGGGCGTAATTGATATCGCCCGCAACGGAATCGACCGCGTGATCGAACTGGAGCAGGCCCGCGCCCGCGACAACATCGCTTTCAAAGAACTGCGAGCCGAGCGCGATGAACTGGAGCAGCATCTGCGCTCTGTCGTGGACTCCCTGGCGTTTCATATCCTTGAGCATGGTGACGTCGGCATGGACCGCGCACGGCTGACCAAGGCGCGGAACTTCCTCAACAAAATTGGGGTATGACATGAACGAAGAACGACTCTGGCAACTGTTCACCATGATGCACGGCCAAGCGCCAGCGAGCACGGGAGGGGTCCACCTCCGCGTCCAGCTTGCCTACAAAATGCTGCAGGAATACGAGAGAGAAGTCGCATTTCTCAAGGCCAAGGAAGAAACGCAAGCCGAAATTGACGTTATGGTTGACGATCTGGACTTGCCCTGCAGAGTTCTGAACTGCCTGCGTTTTGAGGACGTAAGGACGATTGACCAACTGTGCTCCATGACAGAGAACAGAGTCCTCCGTATCCCCAACATGGGCAGGAAAGGATTGGCCTACATAAAAGATGAACTGCACAGACACGGCAGGGAACTAGCGAAAAAGTGACCCAGCCCGCTTCGGCGGGCTTTTTTACGCCCCTGCTACGCTGCTCTCGAAAACCGAGCGGGCACGATACGACAGAGAGGTGGAGCGCACGGGTAGACGCTGCGCTGCCATAGCGGAGGACTGACCCATCACTCATTCCCCTGGCCAAGAAGCTACGCACACCACTACGCTACGCAAAGAGAAGAAAAGAGCAATCGGCCTGGAACCCGCATGAATGCTAGGGGTCACTCATGTGGGGAGTAGTGCGTTTACTCATAGCGAGTAACAAATTTACTCACTACAAGGAACTTTACTCGTAGCAAGTAAGTTTACTCGTGACAAGTAAGTTTACTCGTAGCAAGTAAACGTATACATTTTTGAGTAGATGACTTCAGTAGGTCTTTACTTGTTTTCCGTTAGATGCTATCATCCAGATCAGGAGGTAGTTATGCGTGATGTGATGAGCAAGCAAGCCCGTGCGGTCTACAGTAGCCTGGAGCGGACGCTGACAACTGACGCCGAGACGGGCGAAATTTTGCGGGCAACCGAGGTTGTCAAAGAGGTGACGCGCAAGGAAGGTGCTACGCATCTGACGTTCACCAAAATGTTCTACGCTGACCTATGCCGACTCTACGGTCTGTCTCGGTCTGCGATGGTTCTGTTCATTGAACTTGGTTCGATGGTCAGAGACGATCAGAACCATGTCATCATCACCCCGGTAGAGCGTAAGGAAATCACGGAGCGCACCGGCCTGAAGAACCAAGTGATCTACAACGCCACGCGGGAACTCATCGGAAGCGGCCTGCTCATGCGCGTGGTCAATGGCGTCTACATGATTGACCCTCATATCTTTGCGGTAGGTACTGACCCGAGAGTGCTGGAGAACCGCCGCAAGTTCAACGATCTGCGGAAGATCAAGATGCAGATTGAATACTCAGAGGAAGGCCGGAGCATTTCTGTCTCGGCTGAGTAACGATGGAAGAAGAAGACCTGTTCAAGTCTGAAGAATGGCAGAAAGCCACGCCAGAAAGAAGGCGGGCTTTCCTATCAAAGATTAGAGCCAACGCTCGTATTGCAAAAGACATCAAGAAGAAGGAAGAACGCAAGGCGAAGATTGCGGCGAAAGTTCCTCCTGTCGTTGAAAAGAAAGCGCCCGCTGTAGTGGAGCCAGTTCAGAAAAAACTGACAAAACGGCAGAAGCACCGAGCAAAACTTGCGGAGCGCCGCGCCAAGGGGTTGATGCCAAGGAAATCCAAGGCATTGAGCACCAAGCTGGCACCACAAACGGTTGCCGGTATTGATGTCACGACTACTGAGTTTCTATCCACATATGAATGGCGCAAGACGCGCATGGTGGCCCTGAAGAAGTACGGTGCCCGCTGCCAATGCTGCGGCGCTACTCCCGCAACAGGCGCAGTCATCCACGTTGACCATATCAAGCCCCGAAAATTGTTCCCCCATCTGGCCTTGGACGTTGATAACCTTCAAGTTCTATGCCATGAGTGCAACCACGGCAAAGGGAACTGGGACCAAACGGATTGGCGACCACTGTAAAAATTTACAGTATTGCCGAACGGTTTCCTACTTCCACCATTTTGGAGTAGTAGACACACTGTAAAAATTCACAGTGTTGCACTACACGCTAAGGCATGGCAACATTCACTGCCACTTTCGGCAAACAGGAGAATCCCATGAAAAAGACTGTCGCTTTCCTCGCCGCTACCCTCTTCGCCACTGCTGCCCTGGCCTATTCGTGCCGGTACTACACCATGACGATGAACGGTCGCACCGTTTACTGCTCTGAGTGCTGCTACGGAAGTGGGGCTCTTCGTCGGTGCGATGTGACTTGCAATTGACAACGCTAGTCACAATTACCCTCGTACAAGAGGGTGACCAGATCACGATTCGATCAGATGCCGTGGGCCGGGATGAGCAAGTCCTGGCGCTCGGCCTGCAAATTTTGGGGCATCTGTCCTATCTGGAAATGCAGCACCCCGAAATCTTCACGGTGGACATGCCCACCCTGAGTGCTGGGAAGCACTAGATTTTGCCCTAAAGCAGGTAGCCTCTTTCCTGCATGAAATCTACAGGGTGCTTGCTGTATTTTTGGTTATTGCACTGCGCCCTAAGAAGTTGAATGTTGTCATCTGTGTTTGATCCACCCAGTGCTAATGGCATGATGTGATCCATATGGTAGTTGTCACCTAGAGGCTTCTTACAACAAGCGCATTTGCCGTTTTGCAGCGTATATAACTTTTGCGCCAGCCCAGAAGATAACTTGCCATTTGATGCTAGTTTTCTTGCTCTTCTGTTCTGATTTATTCTTTTAAATATTTCAGGATTTTCTTTTTTGTACTTTAGTCTTGCTTGTTTAACTTTTTCTTTGTTTCTTAAAATATAGGATCTTTGTATTTCTTTAACTTTGTCAGGATTTTGTTGCCTATATATTTTTGCTCTAAGTTTTTCTCTCTCCTTATTCTGTTCGTAATACTTTTTATTGTGTTCCCATGTTTTATCTGGGTTTTGTTCTCTGTATTTACGACTAACTTCTTTTAACTTTTCTTTGTTGTTTTTGTAGCGTGCTTTTCTGGTTGCCACTACTTTTTCTTTATTTTTATCTTGCCATTTGCGCGCTATTGCTATGTGTTTTTGTGGATTTTCATAGTATCTATTTGAACTATCTTCCGCGCAACAAACTTTGCATCGTGATCTGAACCCTGTTTTTGATGTTTTATCTTTATGAAACTCACTAAACGGTTTCTCTTGTTTACACTTAGTACAAGTTTTCATGATGAACCCCTCATGATGAACCAGGATAGTTGTGGCAGGCAGTGGTTCAGTCTGCTTTTCCCCCGCTAAAGGTAGCCACCCCTAATTCTAACTTGTTAGCTTGTGTTGTTGAAGCACTTTGTATATGGCCTGAGTGGCTTTGAATATACCTACCCTTAGATGGTAGTCATTGAAGTCTTCTCCAACGGTATCACTGATCCAGTATGGGAAGCCCGTCTCAATAGCGGTCTTTTGCCCCACACCACTGACATCGTTGTCTGCGATCACCAATGCAGAGTCTAGAGTTCTGGCAACTTTCAGTAGATTACCTGCTGAGAACGTCACTCTTATTTTGTAACGCATCTTCAGGCTCTTCATAATTTTCCTTACGGAGAGCGCGGTCGCGTACCCCTCTGCCAGTATGTTCACTCCTCGGTTATCTATCACATACTCCGCGCCGCCCGTGACCTGACCCGACAGGAAATTCTTCTTGCCCTCGGAGTCGATCAGTTGAACGCCCACCAGCCGGTTTCCAATTCTCATGGGGATCACCAGCAGATGCTCACCCTCACGTACCCAAACATTTCCAACTTCGTCAGGGAAACCCTTGGCCTTGAGGTATGGATGCGATGCGTACTGACATTGGTGAAGTATCCAAGCGGCTTTCTTGGCCGCTTCTGCTTGCCTTCGCAGAGTATCCTGCTCTGCTCTGCGGGCCTGCTCGGCTAGGTCACGCCTGTTAATTTTTACGGGCTCATCAGGTCGCCAGACGGAAACAGTTACCTCAGTGGCGTGGTTTTGACAGAAGCCGTGGTCAAGCATCCACTTGACTGCTCCGTTTTTGTGGCGCGGTTTGTCCTCCGTGGGATACCGCCTCCACAGACCGACGGGAGGCAAGTGCTCGATCAGGATACCGTGCGCTCGGCAAAAGTCTAGGAAGTTCATCGCTTGCCCTTCAGGTACTTCCTGATGCTCTTGATTGCAAAGCTCTCAAACGCCCGCGTAGGTGGTAGCGGTGTGTCATTCAAACCTTTTGGCCACACACCAAACTTCTCGCGGTAATTCGCAAGAGCACGTTTGTCTGTCCACGATCCAGTCTGTACTTTGTACTGCGCCATGCTCCACCACGCTTGTTTGTCATCGCGTGACATGGAACCCAGTTCTTCCATCTGGCCGGGGACAGATACCACCGCAGATTTGCGCTCCCGCACATGCCCGCAGTTCGTACAAGTATCAGAACCACGCGGCCACAGGGCACCGCAGGCGGGGCACTTGGATTCTTTCTTCTCCTTCTCGTCGGGTTCCTGCTTGGCTTTTTCAGCGCCATCATCAAGCTCATCAATACCGCTGTCGTATATCTTCTCCCAGTCTTCTCTGAACCTTAAATAGTTTCCCGAAAAGTCAAGCCACGTTGCAAATTGTTTTGTGCTATGCGTCCGCATAACTCTGCCCATTTGCTGAATATGTGATGACAAAGACTTTGAGAATGGTCTGGCAGATATTCCGATATGCACATCGTCAACCGAGAAACCCTTGGTAAGTATGTCTACGGCACAGATACCGTGTATCTCTGTATCAGGTTTTGAGAAGTCTTCAATGACGTCCTTTTTAAACTGATCGTCATCTCTGTAAGAAATACTTACGAAGTTATATCCTTGCTCACGGAACCTACTGGCTAACTCTGCACCGTGCTCAACGCCAGCACAGAATACGATTGTTTTGACAGGCTTGCCGTATATTTCGTGAGTCTTCTTTACCCATTCGGCAACTACATCGCCAACGATTTTCATCGCTCTTGAAGAAGCCTCTGCATCTGACCATTCCCCCGCAACTTTCTTCGCCCCTTTCATATCAATCTCCTTGGAGATAAATACTTTTAGCGGGGTAAGTAGCTTTTTCTCTACAAGTTCTTTCGTTGTGACTGGGTTAATCACCTTGGAATAAATCTGTCCAAGCCCCTTAGTTAGCGGTGTTGCAGATAACCCAACAACTTTAATATGCGGGTTATTCTTGATGAGTTCGTTGGTGGCTTTGCGGGAACAATGGCATTCATCTATGATAAGCAGCTTGGTATCTGGTACAGATCCCCTTGCTTCCAAGGTTTGCGCGGAGCACACCTGTATGTATTCGCTGGGCCTGTAGCGCCAATGTCCTGACTGGAGTACGCCATGATCTATGCCGTATTTATCAAGTCGCTGGGACGTTTGATCGCACAGAACTATGCGGTCAAGGATCATTGATGATCTTGTGCCCTTTTTTTTTGCCGCCTCAAGCAAGGCAATGGCTACTTCAGTCTTCCCAAAACCGACAGGCGCGGCAAGTATTTGAGCGCGGTGGCCTTGTGCAAATCCTTCTCGCAGTAGCTCAATGGCGAGGACTTGCTTCTCTCTCAGTTCTAGTTTCAATTAGGTTCTCCGCTGCCAGCACTAGCCCGCTGGCGTGGGCGTGGTCTATTTCAGGTTACGCGCCTTGAAGCAGATCACCTTCCAGAAGTCAGGGCCAGGCCGCTCGGCAAGCCCGCGAGGCATCGCCTCAACAATGTGTTCACGCATCCGCGAAATAGGCAGTTCTTGCGGACACTCAACGTCGAACTTCGCCCAGGCCGCCACTGTTTCGCCCAGCCAAGAGCACATAGCCATGCCGCCGTCGCGGCGCTCAAATGCCACCACGGCACCCAGTCCGGCGCTGAACCCGGACCCACGAACGGCGGCGCTCAAATCTTCTGTGTTCACACTTCCTCCTTCTTCAGCTTGCGCTGCAGGGATGCCACGGTCTTCTTCAGTTCACCGTTCTCCCGCTGGAAGGTGTCCCGTGAAATTTTGAGGGACTGGTTCTCAATCTCCAGAATCCTGATCTGCTCCCGCAGTTCTGCGATGGTTTCAGATGCGGCAACCTTTTCCTCTGGCGTTGCTTCCATCGCTTCCACCGCAAGCCGGTCGCTCAGGCGCTGGTTCTCGGCCACCAGTTCTTGAACCGCTTCGTCCCGCTCGGGCGTTAAATTTGTCGGTTCCAACGGGGCTTCAACCACGTTGTTCAACTTGGCAGGCTTCTTCGGAGCGTTAGTTTTAACGGTGGAAACCTTCTCGCCACCGTCCATCTCTGCCTTGACGGCCAGGACAAGCTGAGGGCTCACTCCACAGATGCGGGCCATCTCGTTGACGGATAGGTCGCCCCACTCGAAATCATCCAGCAGGGTCTGCACGCACTTGCGCTTGTCTGCATTGCTCCGACGCAGGCCGTGGTCCCGGTTCGCGCCCAGGCTATAGAGGATGGCATCCCTCAGAGTTCCCGTCCGCACATCGGCTTGGATGCTTGTTTTGCCCAGGCGCTTGACGGCATGCAGACGGTGGAAGCCATCGGCCAAGTAACACTCAACCCCGTCGAAGAACGCGATGACAGGCGGGAACTCGTCGCCCGCTTGCATCGCCTCAGCGTAGTCGGTAACGGTGTCCTCGCTGATCGAAGCCCTGCTCTGGGTGCCCTTGTCGATGATGATTGATTGGATGTTGAGTTTTTTCATGGTGTTCAAAAGTTAGGCCGAAGGCGTGCGGCCTGTTCACGTTAAGACTCACAAGCGGCACACCGCTTCGCCAATGCGCTCTTTTTCGTAGTTGTTCTCGTAGGAAAACCACTCGGCAAAACGTGGCTTGCTTTCGCTACCGCGCAGCTTTGCACGATGCGCAAGCACAGGTGGCCGCACAGGTGCGCGGGAGCCACCCCAGCCAGTGCGCTCCACATCTAGGTCGCCGTGCTCTGCTTTGATGCGCTCAAGCGCATGGATCAGTTCGCTTATCTTCATTGCTTCTCCTCTGTTGCATGGGGCCTGTTCACGTTAGGGTCAGATGCCGCAGGTCTTTACCTTGCCGTCTCGTGTGTAGGCCACAGTCGCACCGCTCGTGAATTGCAGGTACTCAACACCATCCACGCACACACGGGCATAGCCGGTCGCCGTTGCCACTTGGCGGTCAAACCAGCCGCAGCCGGTCAACAGAATCGCGGCACTCAGGATCATTGCATTTTTCATGTTTCCTTCTCCTTGATGTTTAGCCTGTTCACGTTAGGGCGCTTCACTTGGCCGCCATGTAAGAAAGCCAGAACGGCCAAAACATCGCCTTGTAGAGTCCGTCTGCCGGGCTCGGACCCCAGGCGCACGGCTGCTGTGCCTTGCGCTCGCATTCGGCCTTGTGCTCTCGCTGAGCCCTCTCGCTGTCCACTGTGGCTGGGCCGAAGCAGATCACAAAGATGATGAAATAGGCCGCGCCAAACACCACTCCAATCCGTTTTTGAATGCTCATTGCTTCTCCTTGTTGATGATCACTGCGTCCTCCACCTCGGCAGGCCGCTTCATTGCTACTTCCACCAGACGGCGGAACACTTCACTCGGCACCTGCACCGCTGGCACCAATGCACTGTGCTGGTACAACGCTGCCACCAGATGCCTCATCTGCTCGTTCATTCTGACCTCCTGTTGCCCGAATGCACTAGGTATAAACCCCTAGTTGTCATCAGGCAGGTTCAGTGTAGCATCGGGGCTCTGGAGGTGCAAGATGACTGAAGTTGAAGTGTTGAGAGAGCGCATCGCTGTGCTGGAGAGGCACATCCACGCTGGGATCAACTGTGGCTTCTTCTGTGCGCTGCCGGAGTGTGCCAAATTTTTATCAGGAGAACAACGTGAGCAAGATGCAACTGATGAAGCACGCCCTCAAGCTGTGGAACGTGCCTCATGTTCCACGGGAAGTGAACCGGGCCAATGCTCGGAAGTGGATCAGGGCCGTTGAGAGGTTGTGCGAGAAGTGGCTTCTTCACAAGAAAGTGCAGAGGGTGCAATGACACTTGATGAGATGTGGGCGAGGCTTGAGGCGCATCAACCCTACGCTGACAAGCGTGGCTACGGGCCGGCGTGGAAGCAGATGTGCCAGGATCGCACTCGCAAAACTGCTGAAGCCGTGGCGGACTTGCTGTGCTGGCGTGATCCAGAGTTCCGCAAGCATGCCGAACATGGCAGATGGGAGGCCGCACATGCCGGATGGGCAGCGTTTTCTGCGGGGTACGCGCTGAGCAAGGTGGAGAATGTTTCTGTGTTCCTGAACAAATCGGAGGCGGCATGAAGAAACTCCCCAAAGGCTGTGACCAACAAGGCCGCTACCCCGAGGCGGCGGAAGCCGCAACCGAGGTCGGCGTTGACGACGCCCCTGAATCCTTGGGCACCCTGGTGGTGCTGGGGCTGTGCGTTGTTGTCCTTGTTGGTGCGATTGCGTTCGTTGTGGGGGTGTTGGTATGACCGACCTGAGAGACGCTGCGCGTCAAGCGCTGGAGGCGTTGAAGACAAGCCAGCATGCGACCCAAGAAAAATTTGACGACCTTCGATTTATGGCGCATTCATCACAGAAAACTGCGGTCGCCATCACAGCCCTGAGCGCCGCGCTGGAGCAGCCGGAGCAGACCTGTAACTGTCGGTGGGTTGGCGATGTCCAGACGCAGCAATGCACCCTGCATGAAGCGCACATTGCCGCGATCCACGAATGGGCCGAGCGGGCTAAAGCGGCAGAAGCAAAACTGGCCGCGCTGGAGCAGCCGGAGCAGAAGGACGTGCCGGCCTTCCTGCGCGCCGCGTTTGAGCGCCACGCCAAGAGCCTAGGTTACAGCGTGGACCCGGACACACGCGAGGGGCGCGAGGGCGGCTACTGGAGCAGCCACACGCACTTGATGTGGGAAACGTGGCAGGCCGCGCTGGAGCAGCAGGAGCCTGATGCCACCGAACAAGCACAGGCGCACGCTGCAGCATTCATCCGTGGGCACGATGCCGGCTGGCAGTCGGCTACTGCGCACCGCGCCGCGCTGGCGCAGCCGGAGCAGGAGCCGGTGGCGTGGGCATGCTTCAAAAATGGTGAGCTACAAACGGAACTCGTCGGCACCGAAGCCGATGTCGACTTCTGGTGCGCATCGGACGAACCGGAGATGCGGGGCGTGGTCAAGGTCGCCCTCTACACCCACCCACCTCGCCGCACCGGCCTGCCGCACTGCGAACGATCCTGCGAGGCCAATGCTTTCCAGATCGAGATCAGGCGGCTGACTGGCGAGGTGTGGATGCTGCAAGAGCAGAACACGGAACTCGACCGCAAGCTGGCCGCCGAGGCCAACGCCCGCGCAGCTATCAAGAAAGCGGAGGGGAAGGTATGACTCCCAACGAACGAGAAGCCATCAACAACGAGGTGCTAGAGGCTTTGCGGAAACGGAAAGACGAGACGGAGAAAGCAGAGCGCGCACAAAAGCCCGCGCCGTTCGTCCAGCACGGCTGGCTCTGTCCCGCCTGCGGACGCGGTAACGCACCGATGAACATGACCTGCCCGTGCAAGCCCTGGCCGAAGATGGAGGTCACATGCTGACCCCCGAAGAAGCAATCCGCTGGGCGCGGCAGGCTGGATGGAGCAGCTTCGACTTGATTGACCTTGACCGCTTCGCCGCCCTAGCCCACGCCGCAGGAGCCGCTGCCGAGCGAGCAGCTTGCATTGAAGACTGCAACGCCGAGGCCAGGGACGACGGCACGGCGCAGCGCATTGTTGAGCGTATTCGAGCAAGGGGAGAGGCGTGAACCACCTACCCCAAGACTTCGCCCGCTGCATGACCAACCCGTTGCTTGAGCAGTGCAAGACCTGTCAACGGAATGTGAACAACAGCCCTGTGCATCCCAAGGCAGAGCGTCAAATGTGGATCGGCCCGTGGACCGGGCATGGTCCGTGTCCTAATGGGGATTTTGTGGAGAAAGAAGGAGAATGAAATGAAAACCCGAGAAGAAGTCGCCCGGTTTGTTGAGAAGCAGATGGGAAGTAATTACATATGTTCTCGGAACAAGAATTACGCCGACCACTACGGTCTTCAGGAGTTGCGCGAACTGATGGATTTCATCTATGGCGAAGAGCCGCAGAATGAAGAGCAGAAGATTAAAGCCGTTTATGAATAAGGCAGGAGAATGAAATGTCCTCAGTGCGGAACATGGACGGAAGTCCTGGAATCGGTTCTCAGGAAAGATGGATCGCGCCGCCGTCGCTACCAGTGTGCAAACCTGCACAGGTTCAACACGGAGGAAAGAATTGTTGGCCTTTCCTCTACTCCTATAAAGAAGGAGGATGTGTTGTCAACACTTCCCCGCGTCGATCCGCGTATGCCCAGGCTCAAGACGTTGGAGAAGCCCTGATCTAAAAAAAGAGCCCCGGACACCCAGGGCTCAACGGGCACACGCCCGATCAGGAGAGCCACGGGGGAGGACCGTGGCATCCCGATGCTACACACAACGCTTCAGGATGTCCAGCGCCTCATGCTCTGAGTTGACGATGTACAAATTTGTGCCGGGCCACTCAGCGTGAAATTTAGCTTCTGCTGGCGTAAGCGCTCGGGCCGAGGGCGGTTTGTCTCCGTCCTTCACCTCAAGCAATAGCGTATGTTCACGGTAGAACACCAGAAGATCAAAGGCTCCTTCGTCGTTGATCTGCTTCACGTAAGCCCCACAGGCCCGTAGAGCGTCGATCACCCTTCTCTCATTGGCATCTCGCCTTGCAACTCTTCTCATAGGGTAAACCCCTAGTTGACATACCTGATAGGTTCAGGTCCAATACATCACACAGGAGAACACAACATGCACATCAAAACAGATGAGGTTGAAGCATACATCGAGCGACAGGCTCGGAAGTACAACAAGAATTTTGACACTCTCCCATCGGGGGAGCAGTGGGCCGTGAAATTTGGCGTTGCTCAGGTGTTGGTTTGGGATTTGATCATGGATCTTGAGCCTGATCTTAGGGCCAAGCGCATCAAGCAGATGAAGGTGAAGTTATGAGCAAGCACACACCGGGGCCGTGGACGGCAAACAAGCCGACCCAATCCAATGGGAGGGCCGAGGTTCACGCCGGGCCGATGCTTGTTGCCCAGGCGTTCAACTGGCTGCTCGATGCCGAAGGCGATGAGCAGTGCTGGGCAGATGCCCGCCTAATCGCAGCCGCGCCGGATCTGCTGGAGGCGCTTAAGGCCGTTGTCCGTGTTGCCGACAGGAAGACAGACGAGTTTGACGCGGCCCGCGCCGCCATCAAGAAAGCGGAGGGAGCATGAAGTTCAGACGAAAGTACGCATGGGAAAGTAAACCTCACCACATTGAACCATCAATGCTGGTTGAGGCTATCGTCCACCAAGCCAGCTTTCATAGCAACGGCACCATTGAATCAATGGAAGCGGATCTCCGCACCTTGACCGAGATCGTATCTCGCATGGTCGCCAAACTCCCGGAAGCTGACATTGTTGATCTGGCCGAGAGGTACGGCTTTGAGCGTGCGGAGGAAGTATGAACCTCACTGATTGGTTCCCTGGCTCAGCCAAGCCCGTTCGCAAGGGCGTGTATCAGCGGGAGTACACCTATGGCAAATCCAAGCAGATTCAGCATTGCTACTGGAATGGCAGAAGCTGGAGCATGGGGGAGAGAACCGCAGAAGAAGCCATGTGTAATGAGTTTGCGTTTATGGAGTCTCCCCATCAGCAACTTCCTTGGAGAGGAGTTCTGAAGTGAGATCAGAAGCACATCGTCTTGCCGACATCATTGAGCAAGACCCAACAACCACTTGGGGCTACAGAGAAGCATCACATGCTGCGGCTGCGGAACTGCGCCGGTTGCATGCTGAACTGGTTGAGTCCGAGAGGTGGCGTGACCGCGATGAAGTCCGCGCAGAAAACGCCGAGCGTGAGCGTGACATTGCCGAGGCCCAGTGCAAAGAACTCGGCGCTGCAGTGCGCCGCCTTATCAGCTACTGCTTCACGCTGGAGAACCGCTTGATGGACGCAGACGGTGAGCATCCGGCATTGCAGCAGGCAAAGGAAGCGTTGGCTAAGGTGGAGCAAGCATGAAGTTTTACACGTACATACATCGCACAGCCGATGACGGTAGGATTTTTTATGTGGGCAAAGGGTCTGGCAACCGAGCATGGAAGCCTTTTGATAGAAGTGATTGGTGGCATAAGACTGCAAAAAAACACGGGTTTGAAGTTGAGATTTGTGCCCAGTGGAAAACAGAGAATGAAGCCTTTGAACATGAAAAGTTTCTTATTCTGTGCTTTAACGACCTAGGTTTTCGTCTTGTTAACTTAACTGCTGGCGGAGATGGGCCGTCTGGCTACAGACACACCAACGAATCAAAGGAGTTGATGTCTCGTCGCACAAAAGAGTTTTGGTCAAAAGAAGAGAATATCCAACGAATGAAGTTAATCCGCCAAAACCAGTGGAGTACTGAGTCAAGAACAAAGTCTTCTATTGCGCAACAAAAAAGATGGACAGAAGAGGAAAAGATAAAACACTCACTGATATTGAAAGCGGCTTACTCATCTGAAGAGCGCAAAAAGATGCAAAGAGAAAAAAGCCCCCTCGTTAACAATGGGCGTGTATACGAAGAAAAAAAACAAGCGGCCATTCGCAACTACTGGCTTTCAGAACAAGCTATGTCTGAAGAAGCTAAGAAAAAAAGATCCGAAGCAAGAAAGATTGGTTGGGAAACAAGGAGAAAAAATGCGCATAACTAATTTGCACCACCTGCCCGACTCGGTACTGAATGCACTTCACAGGCCAACGTACAGCAAGGGCGATGCGCACATCTCATGTACCGAGTTGCTGAACAGTCCTCGGATTGTTCAGCTTAAGCGCAAGCATTGGGAAGACATTGAGCAAGACGCCAGTGAGATGGTGTGGCAACTGTTCGGCTCGGCCATCCACCATATTTTGGAGCATGGCAAGGGAGACAACCACATCATCGAGGAGCGTCTGTTCGCAGAGTTCTCGGGCTGGGTTCTGTCTGGTGCCATTGATCTTCAGACCGTCACGCCCGATGGGATTGAGATCAGCGACTACAAAACGACAAGTGCCTGGGCGGTGATGAACGAGAAAGCCGACTGGACGCACCAGTTGAACGTCTACGCTCATCTAGTGGAGAAGGTCAAGGAAGCCCCCGTTACCAAGCTGTCCATCGTGGCTATCATCCGTGATTGGTCGGCCCGTGAAGCGCAGAAGGAGGGTTATCCCCAAGCTCCCATCGTCACCATCCCCATTAAATTGTGGTCGCCAGAGGAAAGGGAAGCGTTCATTCAGTCCCGCCTGACCGCTCACTCCTCGGCCATGTTTGAGGCAGACACCGAGGGCTCACTGCCTGAGTGCTCACCGGAAGAGATGTGGGAGAAATCCACGACTTGGGCCATCAAGAAAGAAGGAGGTGTAAGAGCGAAGTCAGTTCACTCAAGCGAAGAGGAAGCTAACGCTGCGCTTGCGGAGGCTGAGAAGTCTGCCAAGAAGAACGAAAAATTTGTGATCGAAATCCGCCCCGGCGAGAGAACCCGGTGCAAGTCCTACTGCCAAGTGTCCAAGTTCTGTTCCCAATTTCAAACTTACCTGAAGGAGAACCAAAGTGTTGATCAACCTGACTGAATCTGAAGTGAAGTTCGTTGCCCATGCCGTGCAGGAATCTGCCGCCAAAATTCTGGCGAAGCTGGAAGCCAAGCCGGTGACGACTGTGACTGCACTCAATAAGATGCTGGAAGCCACAAGCGCTGGCACAGTGCGTCTCACCAAGGCAGGCCGTCCCGCCAAGAAGCCTGGGCGCAAGCCGGGGAAGAAGCCTGTCGTCAAAATTGTTGAGCAAGCAGCATGATCGCAAACCTCCTCAAACTCAACGTACAGGATCACGTTGAGAAGAAGAACGGGCTCACGTACCTTAGCTGGGCGTGGGCCTGGGCAGAAGCCCTGAAGGCTGATCCTACGGCCACGTTCCATGTTGATACGTTCCAGCGTGCGGACGGGACAACCATCCCGTACATGGACATCAACGGAACCGCGATGGTGTGGGTTCGTACCACTCTGTTCGGTAAGGAGATGACATGTTTCCTGCCGGTCATGAACTCCAAGAATGAGCCGATCAAAATCGCAGGCCGGAAGTACAAGGACAAGTACGGCAACGAAAAAATTGAGGAGCTTGACTCGTTCAATGTCAATACAGCCATCATGCGGTGTCTTACCAAGTGTCTGGCTATGCACGGGCTTGGTCTGTACATCTACGCTGGGGAAGATTTGCCAGAAGACGATGGCGTGGTGCCTCCTCCGAAGCCGAAGGCAGAGAAGCCGCCCGCTCTCCCATCGAAGCCCCCGGCCAAGATGGCAGGCGAACCCGGACGGTTCCAGATCACCGTCACGACCAAGCCTGACGCTACGAATACTGACTTCATCAACATTGTTTCCGAGGCCGCTGTTGTTGCGCTGGAGCAGGCTACGTCTCAGGCTGACGTCATGCAGGTCTTTCAGGTCAACCGGGCTTTGTTTGATAAGGTCAAGGACATTGATCCCGAGTGCCACAAGGGTCTGATGTCCGCTTTCAAAACCAAGAAGGATTCTTTCCAATGAAGTATCGCAAGAAGCCCGTCGTGATTGAGGCTTGTCAACTTACCAAGGACTCTCTTTTCCCCCTCATCCATTGGATTGATGGTGAGGGCGGAAAAGCAGGCGACTGGTGTTGGGACGTTGAAAGGTACTTGACTATTGAAACGCTTGAGGGGAATCACAAAGCAACCGAAGGTGACTGGATCATCAAAGGTGTGGCGGGCGAGTTCTACCCATGCAAGCCCGACATCTTTCAGGCTACCTATGAATTGGTCCAAGAAGTACCTTTTGTTTCTGGAGAACTGAAATGAACTACACCAACACCGGGGCACTGTTCCCCAACCAGTACAAGAAAGACAAGCAGCCCGACATGAAGGGCGACATCACCCTTGAGCGGTCGCTTCTCAGGCAACTCCTGTCCGAGACGGATGAGGACAACATCAAGATCAAGCTGTCCGCGTGGAAGCGTGAAGGCCGTAGCGGGGAGTTCTTGTCCCTTGCTTACGATGCCTACCGCAAACCGGATGAAGCCAAGCCAGCACCGAAACCAGCGCCGAAGAAGCCCAGCGCCTTTGACGACATGGACGACGATATCCCCTTCTGACATGGAAACCCTTCAATACGAGGCGATCAAGGTCGCCCTTAAACAGGACAAGGAGGGGTACATCCTGACCCTCCGCGTACATCCGGACTCCGTGCCCGAGGAGCTTTTTCGGGACTTCTGTGGGGCCAGATACCAAGTGGTCATGGTCCGCATCGGTGACGACGAGAAGCCCCTGAACAGGGATAACTTCTCCGAGGTAGTCAAGCTGGCCGGGATGCTTCCCCGTAACCCAGAGTTTCAGCGGTGGCTGTTGGGTGAAGGGCACATCTTTGATGCCGACGAGGATGAGGCTACGTCGTGGATCAAGGCTCATTGCGAGATCGAATCGCGCCGGGAACTGGCTACCAACCAAGCGGCTGCGGCGAAGCTGCGTCAAATTAACATGGAGTTCCAAGCATGGAAAAAAGGCTAGTCCCGTACTCGGTTCATCTCCGGGAGGACATCTACAACAAACTGAAGGAGGCCGCTGGTAGCCGCAAGGCATCGGCCTTGGTTCGGGATGCCATCACCATGATCATTGAAGGTGATGACTCCTTCAACGGCGGCTACAACAAAGCAGTTCGGGACATGATCTCCCATGTTGAGCAGGATCAATGGTGCCAGTCCATCGGTGTGGATGGGGTAACCATAGCGGCTCACTTGGTAGGTGAACTGGAGAAGATGATCGTTAGCCAGAAGGTGAACGTATGAAACTATCCGTTCAACCAACCCGCATCGAGATCGTTGACAAGGAGAACGACCGCCTCGTTGCAACAGTGGTGGCCGTTGACGACTCAGCGGTCAAGGTGGAGTTTTTCCAGGCAGTGGGCTGGAACGAATGGCTCAATCTGACCGACGCCGTGCGTAAGGCTATGCACATGATGGATAAGGGGGCAGTATGAACACAGGTGGACCGGCGTTCCCTATCAACGCTAACGAAAGCGCAGATCGTTGCATCTACACCGGCATGACCTTGCGCGATTACTTCGCGGCCAAGGCGATGCAGGCGCTGTGCGTTGAGACGTTGATTGCGTCAAAACTGAATACGCAATTGCTTGCCAACAACGCCTACGCGGTTGCCGACGCCATGCTTAGCCAGCGGGAGACTTCATGAACGAAGACATCATCAAGTGGGCGCGGGAGGCTGGGATTGATGAGTTTGGTTCGTTAGATGAGCGCCTGATTTTCTTCGCCGCCCTTGTCCGTGCAGATGAAAGAGAAGCCTGCGCTAAGGTGTGTGAGCAGGAGGTTTGCACCTGCTGTTGGACCGATGAAGCGCTAGTCGCAGCCGAACACCTCGCACAGCGCATCCGTGCAAGGGGGCAAGAATGACCCCATTCCACGACTACTCCTACTACCTCCAAGTAGCTGAGAGAAACCTCAAGCAACTGGAGGACAAGTGTCTACACAACAAATTTGATGGCGTAGACCAGCATGTGTCTGACATCATGAGAGCACTGTCTGGTGTTCTTAGGTGGGTGGAAGATGTTCAGCAAGAACCACAAAAGTAAGACCGCCGTAGAGCGTATGCACATAGCCCGCATCAAAGAGATGCCGTGCGGGGTGTGCGATGCGCCGCCCCCTTCAGATGCCCACCACATTGAACAAGAAAGCCACCTACTTGTGATACCTCTGTGCCGGGATTGTCATCAGGGTTCTTTCAATGGATTGCATGGGCAAGCACGAATCTGGAAAACGCTGAAGAAAACCGAGATGACCGTACTCAATGAAACCATCAGGAATCTGTATGCAAGTAGACCGTAAAGTTTTGGAGCAGGCGCTGGAGGCGTTGTACAGTTATCGCAAACCGCTGGGTAATCGGACTACCAAGGACGAAGAAGTCGCTGTCCAAGCAATCACCGCCCTGCGCGATGCTCTAGCCAAGCCGGAGCCTCTAGGCCCAGGCGACTCTTGGGAGTACGACGACGGCTTTACGATGAACCGCAGGGTCTACCGCCACGGCAAACTTGCTGCAGTGATCCCCATTGAGACCATTCAAGACACGCCGCAGATGCGCCCGTTTCGAGTTGCGCATTCGTTTGGTAATCGTGAACACCGCCCTACAGACAAGCAGGAGAATGTATGACTAATCTTCGTACTGCTGCCCAGCAGCCGGAGCAGGCCGACTGGATACACCTCAAGAGGTACGGCTACGCGCCCGGCTACTACATGAGCAAGTGCTGCCGTTGCGGCAAATGGGTGGGTGACCTCGACAAAAGGGCCGTGTGCTGCAAACCGTGTGCTGAAGCGCGCCATGCCTTTGAGCTAAAGGAGCCAAACCATGACTGATCTTCGTACTGCTGCCCTTCGGGCGCTAGCTTCTTTGAAGGGTTACCGCCGTGAACTCGGGTGCCATCAACCTTGCGATGCGGAACGGGCGCTGGAAGCCGCCCTCGACTATCGAGAAGACAAATCCCAAGCAGCCTTTGAGCATTGGCTGGTGGAACAACTGCTTACCGTTACGCAAGCACAGATGGCACATGCTGATGCAACTTGTAAGCAATCCTTACAGGTTGAGCCATGCAATAAATCTTGTGCGCCGGGGTACTGCTACTGTGAGCCAATTATCCAACCCGAGATAAAAGGTCATAACGTAAAACCACCACCAGAGGCACAGACCGAAGCAGAGAAGATTGCTTACTGCGCGGGCTGGTGGGCTGCGATGGCAGCGAAGCGGGAGCAGAACCTCCAAGGGAAACTGCTACCCTGGAAAGGGCTAACAGAAGAAGAACACAACTACTACAAAGCCCTCGGCTTCGTGGGTGTCAAAGCAGTGGAAGAAAAGCTGCGTGCGAAGAACTCCACCCTGGCCTGCATTCCGGCTGTTCCTCCGGGTTAAAGATATAGAGGGAAAAAAAGGGTTATAGAGGGAAACTTGCACTTTCCTACTGTAGCCCGCTACAATGCGCACTGTATAAACCTACAGGGCTTGACATGCGCAGGAACTTTGCAACCATTGACCTTGACACTGGAGAGATTGTTGAAGGTGTCCCGGTCTACACGCCAAGGCAACACAAGGTAGGTTTCCAAATGTGGCTTGCAGTCAGTAATGAAGCATGGCAAGTTTTGTTGGCCCGTAAATTTGACGGCAACACTTTGCGCGTGTGGATGGCGCTTCTCATGAACTGCGATTGGCACAACAAGATTGAAGCCAGTCAGCGCGAGATGGCAGACCAGATCGGTATGGACTCCGCAAACTTCAGCAGGTATCTGAACAAACTTGTTGACGCTGGGCTTGTGGTCAAGACCAACGAGGATGGCCGTCGCCAAAAATTAGCGATCAGCATCTACCATGTGTGGAAGGGAAAGGCGGTAGAACATAAGGCCGCTGTTGACGAAGACATGAAGCAGGCCCGTAAGCGTGCTAAATCTTCGCCATCTCCCGCAGTTCCTTGACGTTCACTGAGCGCAAAATTTCACGCTCCAGTTCCCTCAGTTCTCGGATGTTCTGCGCCTTTTCATCAGCAGGCATCTGGCTCTCAGGCATGTTCGTGATGATGGTCATCCTTCTACGGATGTCTGACAAGTGCCTGTTAATTTTGTCAACGCCCTTAGCCATGCCTAGACGGATGGCGTTCTTCTCGTCTTCCAAGAACGCTTCAATCCCTTCGGGGCTACGAGTCTTGATGTCGTTGAAGGTGTTAGCCGCTTTCTCTACTGCATCGCGGAGTACGAAGAAGTCGTTCTTCAGGGCAGATTCTTGCGGGCGCTTGAGCAAACCGGACGTACCCGGCAGCGCAGCAAGCATCTCGTTCGCTGACATCTCCGGCCTTGGAACGTCAGGGTCAGAGTGCAAGAACTGATTGGTCCCAAACAGAACCAAGCCACCGAACGAACCCAGCATGCCACGGATCATGTGATCTATGGCAATCGGTGACATCCCTTCAAACTTGCCTTTTTCTAAGCTGTAGGACAACGGCACATTGGAAAGTATCTTCGCCAACTCCGAAGTTGAATCACGGAATTGCCGCTCTACGTCCTTCTGCTTCTCAAAGGTTCCGATCAAGGGTTTACCCTGGAAGAAGTCGTAGTTGATGGCTACTTCGATGGCGGGCTTTATAGCCGTGGGGAACGGTGTCGGGCTTGCAACAGCGCTGAGAAGCGCATCTGCCATTGACTTCCTAAATTTTGCTCCGTCTTCATATCCTTTGTCACTGAGCATCAGGTAAGTGTGCTCGGCAACAATTTTGGGGAACAAGAAGAAGTCAGGCCGCAGAGGAATCCGCACCCCACCTGAACCCGGAATGGTCAACGTCCGGTCACGGATAGCAGCAGGGGTTTCTGCGTAGTCCTCATCATCCCCGTTCGCCATCGCGTAGATCACAGACAAAGCCGCCACGGCAGCAGACGTAGTGGCAAGGGTAGTCAGTGCTTCCTTCCTGTCTGACGGAGAGATACCCACCCCAGACAGAACACGATAAGCAACTCGCTGAGCAGAGAGGTAAGCATAGAAGAACGGGACGGTTTGACCCATCACGTTCAGCATCTTGCTGGTTCCGCGACGGCGGAAGTTGATGATTTCAAACGCCTTCTCAAGAGCCTCGGACTTTTTCAGTCCTTGCTGCATGGATGCCTCATACACCGCTTGCCGCACGGCGTTGTCAGCAGACATAGCAATGTGTTCCAAGAACTCCTTGGTCTTGCCCCATCCGCCCTTTGGAGGCTTCAAGCCAGCGTAAATTTCAGCGTCATCGCGGATCACCGTAGCGGAGAAATCTCTCACCCCCACAACACCAAACCGCTTCAGTTCATTGTGAGTCTGGCTTGTCTTGGAAAGAGTCTTCACAAACTCCTTCACCGCAAGGTACGGAATCTTCAGGGCGTGCTGTGTTTTCAGGCCAGACGAGAACATCGCCGCGAAGGAATCCTGAGGAACCTGGGCAACAGAGAACAGAGGATACAGAACCACCGACTGTCTCAGTACGTTCGCCAGCTTAGCCATGAACGTCAAGGTAGGAATGGAAACGTTCTGGATAGACGAGAACGCCGGCACGAACAGGGGGTCAGCCATGTCGTACAACTCTTGCTTGCCATCCCGGAACGCCCGCACGATGTTCATGCCGCGCTTTTGTTCCGTGACTTTGGTTGCCATCGGCTTACCGTCAACCTCGATCTTCAGCGCCGCGTCAATCATCTGCGTTGCCTTGTGCGCCCGTATCGCACGGTTCATGGCGTACTGGCTCCAGCGGATCATGTTGTCAAAAACATCATTCACCGCCGCACCGGAGCCCTTCAGTTTGAACTCCTTGGACTTGACCTGAAGACCACGGATAAATTCTTGCGGGCCTGCACCTTCTTCAAGCTGTTCCTCACGGTAGTACGGAACATAGTCCATGTTGTCCCACATGGCGTTTGCGTACTCAGGCGACCACAGGCCACTGTTCACCATCACATCAATGTTGTTCTTGCGGATGCCCTGCCAGATGTCTACCACTTCCTTGAGTTCAGGAATGGTCTTCGCCAAAGACAGCCCCGGCTCCATCATCGCCAGTTGCTCGTCAGAGACGAAAACCTTCAGGGATTCCCACTCTTCAATCTGCTTACGATCAGGCTTGGCCGTGGCACGCTCTGCCTTGATCTCAGCGTCCAACTCTTCGTTGCGCTTGATGATCCCCGGCAGTCTCTTGGCAACGAAGTACGTGTGAGCAATACGCTCCATCTCATCCTTCGTCACGTTGTACTTCTTGGCTAGGTCTTCAATCTTCTTAGCCAAGGCGACAAAATTGTCGTCCTTCTTGACGGATTCCCACTTCTTCAGATCGTCGTTGTACTGAAGCCCGCCGTCAATCATGAACTGGCTGGCAAGCGCGTCAGCGTGAACAGTCTGAGATTGACTAGCCTCAAGCAGCATCCCCAAAACTTCAGGGTTCTGCTTGAAGTCACTGATGATGCCACGCCTAATTTTGTTGTTGAACGCAGAGTCGCTTGAGAACACCGTGGTCTCAAACCAGTCCAACCACTTGGTCAGAGTCTTCTTGGCTGATTCCTTCGTGAGAGACGGGTTGTCTCCGGCGTCCTTCAGGATTTTCTTGGCCTTCTCAAACCGCCCAGGCTCAGGTGGCTTCACTCCCATGCCAAGAGAGTTCACGATGGAGATAGCCTGCTCTCCGGGGTTGCCGGATGGCGCGGCCTTAACTTCACCAAGCATTTGCTGCGCAGTGCCGTCATCGGTTGAGATAACGTGCCCAGAGGGCTGATGGGTCTTCTCAAGGTACTGAACAAATGTCTCGTTAGGCAGATAGCCAGCGTTCTTGATCTTGGAATAGAAAGACTTCAGCGCCTGAGCAAGCCGACTGAAGAACTTCTCCACCACACTGACAGGCTTCTCGGAGGTAACTGCCCAGCGAGAAACTTGGTCTGCATACCACTCGCCAAAACTTTTCCAGTACGGCGTCATCTGATCCGCAGGCATACCCTTTTCAACACGGGTAGTCTTGCCGGTAGTTTTTGCGCGGAGAGATTGGACCAACTCACGGGCAGAGCGGCCTTGCTGAGACATGAGCCACTTGTCATGCTCCTCACGGATCTTCTTCTTGGTGTCTGAATCTGCGCTGTTGAATACTTCACGCTCGTGCATGTGCCCCAATTCATGGGCCAGCACTTCCAGCATCTTGGTTTTGCTGGTGCTTTTCTTGAAAGCGATGTAGTAGTCGCCGTTAGGCAAACGCCTTACTTGACCCGCTTCGTTGGCATCAAGGCCAGCAGAACCAATAGCACGGTGCGGCCCGGTAAATTTGTTGCGGTCAGCAACGGCATCATCAATCGTCGTGATGTACAGATTGGGCTTGAGGCCAAGCAAGTCTTTCCACCCGCGAACGATGCCTGCTATCTCTGGGCTTACGTTTGCCGAAGTGGCAAGGCCACCGGTAAATTTGATGCTAGGAGCCTTATCAAACTTAACCTTGTCTTCTGCCTCAAGTTCTTGTTTGACTTTGACAAGATCCGCTTTTTGTGCGGGCGTTACAAGATTGCCCGTGTAGCCCTCAATGTCTATTTTGGCTCGATAGTCACCGTTGGTAACCACGTAGACAGGTTGACCTGTCAGCATGGAGAAGCCACGCAATAGCGCAATGTCGCCATCTTGATAGACAACAGTGCCACCAGTTGATTTGGCGTGGCCGTCTGCCGTTTCCAGTTGCTTCTGTGTGCCTTGGCGTGGCTCTCGTTTGGGCGACTCAGCAAACAGATCGCCCATGCCGGTCATCTGTTCTTCTGCGCTCTTGCCAAGCTCAAAGTCTTTCACAGACTCATCTGCACGAGCCTTCTCTTCCTTGGCTTGCTGCTCCTTGCGAAGACGCTCTTGCTCAGCGGCCTTGGCTTTCTTTTCCTCGGCAGCGGCTTTCTCAGCTTCTTCTTGTTTACGAGTTACTTCTTCGGCGGTGTATCTCTCAAGCCCCTCAGTGCCCTCTCCAGTTTCAGGAACCGCTCTCGCTTCTGCGGGTCGGCCTGAAGCAGTTTTCTGAGCACGTTCTCTCTCTTGCTTCTTTTGGACTGCATCTGCTATCTCCGTTTCGTCAAATCCAAGCCCACGCATTCCTGCTGCGTATTGCTCATCTGTCTGCGGCTTAGCAGGCGCAAACACATCAATGTCTTCATCCGTAAGCAAGTCACCTTCATAGGGCGTCAAGCCAGCTTCACGCGCTGCGTTGTCACGCTCAGCCTTCAGTTCTTCTTGTTGCTCAAGCCAAGCCTGACGGTTTGCTTCTTCGTCGGTTTGCCTTTGACTTTCTTGCTGCTCAAGCGTTAAAACTTCTTCACGGTTAAGCGCCGCCTTGATCATGTCCTTGGCGCGTTCACCAGCTTCTTTGTAATCACGCTCAACAGAACCCGGCTCAAGGTATCCGGCCTCTTCTAGCATAGTTGCAATCAGAACGTAGTCACTCTCGCCTCCCTTGCGGAACAGAGTGCCAACGCCTGGAACCATCGGGTTGCGCCACATGGTCAATGGGCGACCGTACTTATCCTTGCGCTTGGTGATAAATTTTGTGGAGAACTCAGACAACAGAGACAGATCAAGACCACCAAGCCGATTGCTGACATCGGCCAACATGGTTGAGCCCATAACAGTATTGGGCTGCTTGCGGAGAGCGGCAGCTTTTGCTGGCTTTGTCGTAGGCGCTTCTGCTTTGGGCGCAGCGGCTTCTACAGTGGGTGCTGCGGGGGCGGCACGCAGTGGGCTCAGCGCTTTCTTTACTTGCGATTTACGAGCATCGCTGATATCAAACTTATCAAGTGCTTTGATAACACTCAAACGAAGATCATCTGCGGGAATCTTGGCGTCAGATGCCCACTGCTGAATTGCTGTTGGCAGTTCGTTCGGAGAAAAATCTTGAGCAGATGCCTCATCTGCAATTTGTGCAGCAAGCTCTGAACTGACAGACTCAACCTTATCGGCCATCAGTTGTTCGGGCGTTTTGCCTTCTGTGCGCCACGCCTCGCTATTTCTTGATGGCGGCTCCACAGGCGCAGCGGCTTCTACCACCGGAGCAGGAGTTACGAGTTCACTATCTTCCGCAACGCTAGGCTCAACTGCTGCCTCTGCCACGGGCGCAGCGGGTGCCTCGGCGGCAGGCTCAACAGGCGGGGCAACCGGCGCTTCAACGGGCTTGATGGTGTTCAGGAAACCAAAGATGTTTCCACGTACTTCGGGAGAGGCGTAAGGTTGTGACGCAAAATTTGTCAGTTCTTCCGTAACCTTGGGGTCGGTCAACTCAAGTCCAGACAACCGCTGGATGACAGGTGCCCGCCCACGAATGCCAAGTTTTCTCAGCATCTCAGGCGTAACGCGGGTAGCCACCTCACCCATGCCCAACAATTTTGCGCGGGCAGCAATCTGCTCATCTTCCGGCAGGCTTTGGATGTAAGCGTCTACTTCGCTACTGCGGGCAACAGAACCATCGGGGTAAACAATCAGAGGTTCAGGCTTGAACTCCAGCGCTTTGGTAGGTTCGGCAGGGGGTGCTTCTGCTTCTTGAGGAGCAAGGCCGAGCAGTTTGGCCCGCATCGCCATTTGCTGATCTTCAGGAAGCGTTTTGATGTACGCCTCTACTTCAGAGCGCTTGGCTACCGTCCCATCGGGGAACTGGATAAAGGGCTCTGGCTTGTACTCCAGCGCAGCAGGAGGAGGGGCTGGCGGCGCTTCTGGCGGAGGCACCTCGGGGGCAACAGCAGGCTTACCCCCACCAACCGTAGCACCAAGCCCAGCACCAGCAAGACCTTCCAACGTAGCAGAACTCACTGCCCCACGGAACGTAGGTACATCAAACCCTTCCCGCTGAAGAGCGATGTTCTGCGCTACTTGCTCTTGCCCTGCCTGGATAAATTCAGGAGCCGCTTCCAGCGCACCGGCTTCTAGGCGGCGGCGAACAGCACCCTTGGCCGCTTGCCCTGCTACGGTTTCAGTAACATCAGTCTTGCCAAGAATCCTGCGGGCCAAAATTGCCGCACCGCCCTTTTCCAGCGGGCCAACAGCAGCAGCGCCACCCAGCACAGTGCCCAACAAAATTTGGTCAAGATTCTTGCCGCCGTACTCTTGCGCAAGTTTTGCCCGCGCCTCAGCGTCCTGCTCAGAAGCACCAGCTTCCTTCAGTGCGTTCTTGGTTTCCTCATAGATGGAACCCTTGATAGTTCCAGCACCCATGCCCGCGCCGGTCAGTGCTGAAACACCAGTGGTTGCAAGCGCCCCAGCACCCAAAATTTTTGCACCCAGAGCACCGGCAATGACGGGCGCAGCAGTTCCTAGAGCACTGCTCAGCGTATCAACCGGAGCAATGGTGAAGGCTTTGATACCAGCCTTGACCTGATCTAGAACACCCTTGTCTTCCGCATCCTTCATGATGCGTGAGATCTCTTGCTGGTCGTTCTTGGCTTGGGCAGACATCAAATCTGCAAGGTACGTCTCAGCAGATTTAATGGTCTTGGATGTGTCAGACCCAGCGCCAAAAGCGTCCGCAATCATGCGAACGCCTTGAACAGCGCCCTTGGCTATGCCGAGCGGTACGTCTGCAATCTGACGGAAGGCGCTTTGCTTTTCGGGTGGTTGGACTGGAGTCCCAAACTTTGAAAAATCCAGAACAGGTGTCTGCTCTACCGGAGTGCCAAATTTTGAGAAGTCCAGTGCCATGATCAGTTCTTGATGTACTCTTTGCCGTCTGCAGGGTTAATGTAACGCGCTCCCTTGGGAAGTGCATTAAATTCCGCTTGAGACTTAGGAGTTACCACGCCACCAGTAGGTTCAGTAGCAGGAGTGCCGCCCATCAACTTCACACGGTCTCTGCTAATTTGTTCCAGTCGTGCGGTGATTGGCGCTCTTTCTTGTGAACTGTAAGTAGCCTCAAGTCTCTTCAGCAACTGCTGCTCTTCATCCTTCAGTGCGCGAAGCTGAACAGAATTTTCCTTCGGGTCAATGCCGTACATTGTTCGGTATTGCTCAGGATTTTCTCTATACAAGCGAACGCGCTGTTCAAATTCGCTTGGCTTGCCAGCACTGATTTCAGCAGCACGCGCCTGACGTTCAGTTGCCGCAACCTGACGGCCCTTTATTGCCTGCTCAAATGCCGTATCGCCGCGGGTCAGACGGAACTGTTCACGCTCCATTCCCAGTTGAGCCAACTTGTAATTGATGTCATTGACTTCATCCAACTTACCCTTCTCAAGAGCAACTTGACGCTGAGCCTCAAGCATCTGCGTCTGCCGCAGGTTAGCCTGCATCGTCCGCTCATCACGTTGTGCTTGGGTAAATTCCTTGCGTGCGGCTTCAGCAGCGGCTTGCCTTTGCCCCATAACACCAGCGGCACCACGGGCTAGTGAGCCAATAGCCTGCCCCCTACGGGCGTCAATGCTTCCGGCCAATGCAAGAAGTGCTTGCGGATCTTCCAGCAAACCACGCTGAGACCTTGCCATAGCGGCATCACGCGCCGCACGAATATCCTTCCCGTAGGCTTCCGCTTCCGCACGTTGCGCTTCAATGTTTGCCTTTGCCAGTGCAGCAAGACCTTCTTCTGCTCGGGTCAAAGATTCAGGCCGAACCAGCCGGCCACGCATTTGTGCCTCACGGTCAGCGTATGCTTTAAGCATTTCAGGCGTCAAATCTGACGGCGCAACAGGAGCCGCAACTTCTGTTTGAGGACGCTGTTGCGTTTGTTTCGGTTGACTTACAGGCGGTGCGCCTACTGCCGATATACGCGGAGCAACGGCCATGATGCCACGCGGGCCTTGCCTGCTCATCAATGCTTGTGCTTCAGGCGACATAACAGGAGCGGGCGCAGGCGCTGGGCGTGCAGTAACAGAAGGGCGACCAGAAAGCGCATCCAACTGTTGTTTGACCTGTGCTGCACGAGGGTCGTTTTGCGACAACAAGTAGAAGTAACTGTTTTCTAGATCACGCACCTTTTGCTTGTTTTGTTCCTGTTCAGAACGAAGTGCATCCAAAGCATAGGCTTCTGGATCGCTTACAACACCGAACTCTTTTGAACCATCACTGAAGTGCTGAACATCGCCGCCGCGCCTAAACGCCACAGCACCGCCACCAGCGTAGCCTTGCATGATGCCGCCTGACGCTGCCATGATAGGCGTTTGCGCTGCCGCTGCCGCTGCCATCACATCATCTTTTACCGTACCCGTTTGCTGCGCTGCCGCTGCCATAGCGTTTTGCCCCTCTTGGGCTTTACGGGTCTTTTCAACTTCAAGCGCATCAGTAATCTTGCGTAGCAAAACACCTGACGGTTGTCGTTGAAAGAGCGCGGTTAGTTGCGGTAGCGATAGCCCGTTATATCGGGCAATTTCTGCACTAGGCGTAGAAGAACTCTGCTGCGGCATCATCCCCGGGAGCGGAGCCTGTTGAGCCTGCCCAGGCATCAGCGATTGGATTCCTTGCATATCAACCCCCCGGCTTGTTCAGCAAGTTGTACAGCGCCAAGCCCGACAACCCGCCTTGCATCAGTGAACCCAGAATACCCTGGCCTTCGTCATACGCCCGCGCTTGGAGAGGTAGACCTTGCAACAGACTTTGCATGTACGTAGCTTGTTGATACGGATACTTCATGGATTCTTGGAACTGCTGATATCCAAAGTCAAGCGGCTGCTGGTTCAGTTGCTGCTGAGTTTGCCCCGCGCCAAGCTGCTGCTGCAAGCCCTGAAGTTGCGTACCAAACTGTTGAGTACCCAGTGAGCCAAGCCCCAGCCCCGCTGCAATCTGAGATTGACGCTCGGTGTTGTACTGCTTCTGAGCCTGATCGAAGGCGCTTTGCAGGCCGGTAACCTGAATATCGCCCATCCTTTGCTGGAGGTTTCGATCTGCCTCGGCGTTCTCAATGGCTTGTCTTGCTCCACCGAAAGCTCCGGCCTGTGCAAATTTTGCACCCCGCTGAGTGCCAGCAATGTCCGCTTGTCGCTGGGCTTCTCGTTTGTTGATGTCAACTACGTTCTGCATGTACGGAGACATGAACGCTTGCGTAGCGCCTGGATCGGTGAAAGAACCCATCCCCGCTTGAGATACTAGAGACGTACCTTGCTGGAACTGCTGCGGCGTTTGAAGAGAACCTATTCCTTGGAATGCCTGAGACTGCAACTGAGACGGCCCAGCAAACCTTTGGCCGGTGAATTCTTGGTACGGCAGACTAGCAAGCCCCTGCCCCTTGCCCAGCATGTCATAGACATACGACGCAAAATTGGGAGAGAGGGTAGATTGCGACGGGCTGATTGCGGTGGTTTCGGCCATTACACTCTCCTCTGGAGCTTGTTCATCAGTGCGTACATTTGTTGCGATCCGCCGTTCTGGTCAACCACATGCTTCGGGACATACGCTTCCCCGTTAGAAACTCTGGCAGGGGTTGAACTGTTGGCCCCATGAATGACCGCTGGGATGGAATCGCTTGTTCCTGTTCCCGGCCCACGGATCATTTTCGCACCGGGCAAGAGAGATGTAATCCCCCCTGCTGCAAGTTTTCCTGCTTCTTTGACGGCTTTCTCGGTCATTACAAACCCACCGTCTTCCATCTGCACCCTGCCACCTTGGGCGTAAGCCTGCATCAAGCCACCGTTGGCAGCGTACCGAGCAATGGGGCCGTACCTGCCTTGCGTCATCGTGCGACTAACAGGCTTAGGTCCAGCGTAGGCTTGAGCGGCTCCACCACCACTTGCCCGCTGACGATCCGATGCCGCAGCAAGTGCAGCAAGGATTGCCATGATGCCTTGGTTGGTGCCCGCAAAATCTAGCGCCTTACCGCCAAAATTCTTCAGCCCTGAGAACAGCTTTGACAAGCCACTCAAGGACATGGACGGGTTCGTGTCGTTAGCAACCCCCATCGCAGAAAGCGTGTCTTGGCCGTAGTTGCTATACACCCCATATGGATTACTTGGATCAAACGGGTTGTTGTCGTCTCCATAACCTGACGGCTCATCGGGGACATAGTTGTCAATGTACTCATCCATATTCAACCTCTTCCAATAAGACGCAACAGGTCTTGCTGCTGGTCAAAAATACTTCCGAACGGGCTTTGTGCGTTGATCTGCGCCACCTGATACGGATCAGGCTTATCCCGGCCTTGGTTCATCATGCCCAACAATGCAAACAAGCCGCTCAAGTCCATGCCCGATTGTGCCGTAGACGGCGCAGGGCTGGGTGACGGACTCGGCGCGGGGCTTGGTCCCGGTGCGGGGCTTGGTCCGGGCGATGGGGCCGGCGTGGGCGCGGGGGTTGGCGCAGGGGTTGGCGGCTGTTCGTAGATCGGCTCGGGCTCAGGCGTCGGCGGCTGTTCGTAGATCGGCTCTTGCATTACCGGCGCTTCAGGCAACTCAAAGAACTGCTCCTCTTGCGGCCTGTTTCCTATCACCGTGATAGTCTGGTCAACCGGGTTGTTTTGCAGATTTGGGAAATACTCCTGCATCAGTTGCTCAACTGTTTCCGGCTCAGGAATGTTTGCCTCTAGGAACTTGTTAAGCTCCATCGGGTCCATGTTAGTGCTAGGTTTTTCTGCTACTGGCGCAGGGTACTTTGCCAGCAATCTATCCTCATCAGCGTACTTCTCTTCTTCCGGCTTTGAGGCGTAGTAAGCCCCCGTGTCAGGACGATTTCCTGTTACATCAATGGTCTGCTTGTACAAATCAGGGAAGTAATCCTGCATCAACGTCTCAATAGTTCCCGAATCGTCAATGTTCGCTTCTAGGAACTTGTTCAGTTCCACCGGGTCCATTGAAGTCTTTGGCTCGGCAACTTGATCGGGCGCAGGGTACTTTGCAAGTAGCCGATCTTCTTCAGCGTACTTCTCTTCTTCGGGCATAGGTGCGTAGTACGCCCCCGTATCTGGCGTAGGAGCAAACAGTTCGGGGTACTGCTCTTGCAACAATTTCTCAACCGTAGCCGGATCTTCAATGTTGGCCTCAAGGAACGGCGCTTGCTCCGTTGCCGGAACAAGGGCAACCGGCTCCCCAGCCTCTTTCGTCAACAGAGGTGCATCAAACTCTGGAAAGAAAGAAGGCTCTGCCTCAGGATATCTAGCCAACAAGCTATCAATATCATCCTGAACCGCTTGCGCTTCCTCGGCATCAAAGAAGCCAGATGTCTCAGCGCCGCCATACCCACCAGTAGACGACTTGTCCAACACAGGACCAAGTTTTGTGATGGCGTTGAAAATCTTGTTTGGGTCGCCCCCAGATTGAGCGGCCTGAACAGCAAAATTTACAAGTTTAGGGTCAAGCCCCAAGTCGCCAGTTATTCCTGCAAAGCCGCTATTCAACAACGATCCTGCAACAGCACTACCTATATCTCCACCACGAATGGCAGTTTGTGTAGCTGCTTTGATCGCAGCATCTACTGCTGGTGTGCCCGTTGTTGGAATCTGAGGAATTACAAAAGATGGAGCCGCAGTCATTACTGCGGACTTCAATATATCCCCGATGCCGCCGCCTTGCAGCGCCGTGTTTGCACCTCCAGCTATTGCAGAGCCAAGCGCGGCAGTCTGCGCAGCAGATAGCCCAGAAATTCCTAGCGTACTAGCCGCCGCACCCCCAAGCATTCCAGCCAATGGACCTGCACCAACAGCAAAAGTTGCCAATGGAGTAATCTCTTTTGCCAATCCAAGAGAAGTGTCAAACAAATCCTCAAAAAAACCACTAGATGACGGGTCTTCAACTGCGTCATACCCCAATACCTTGCCGGTCGGGTCGAGTATTTGGCGCGTTTCTCCGGGACGAGCATCAACTTTTTGGCTAAGAATTTTCTCTAAGGGTCCTTCGTAGCCGCTACTTGCTTCTGACTCGATTACATACCCGCGCTGAGGTATGTACATCGTGTCGCCAATAGTAATTGGCACACCATGAACGGCAGTTGACCAGTCTACCCCCAAAAAATTGTCTGTCTTTGGAGGCGGTGGCGGCGCAGGAACAACCATTGGCCCCATGCTGGGGTCATATGGCGTAACTTTTACGCCCATGTCTTCAAGAGATGGGGCGATATTTAATGGCCCACTAAAAAGTGGCCCATTAGAAAAAAGAGAGTTTAGGTTTGCCGTAAACTCAGGAGTCATCAAGGAATTAAGACTAGCCCATGCTTCTGGACTTACATACTTTTGCAAAGACGGATCAAGATTTGAGGACATTGCTTCAGTTCCAAGTATTAACCTATCACTGCGTCAAATCGTAGAAGGTCAAAGACCCGATGGCCGCACCGGAGGAGCCAGACAACACCCGGATGCCCAGCGTATAGATATCACTCGTCCCCGTCAAGGAGGAACCCAACTGAAGATCCCAGTTGTACGCCGCAGGTTGATTGATCGTCCCGCTAGACTGGTTTGTGGCTTTCACGTACTGGATATCTACGATGGTGCCCACCGTCATAGCCGTGGCGGAAGTGTCTTGTTCTACGTTGGCATCGCTTGCCACCGCAGCCCAGGAAGCCCCGGTCAGGCCCGTGCTGTTCTTCGTCAGGATAACCTCAAAGTCATCCCCCGCCGAGGTCGGCATCACGTTAAATTTCACAGGTAACACCACAGCGTTTAGAGCCGTAGTAGCCAGCCGGATGGACACCAAAGGAACAAAGGTCGTGCTAATCGAAGTTCTGGTCGTTGTCCTGCGGGCAACGTGCTCAATAGATGTCTGTTCGTACCCGCCTTCTGAAACCACCGAGGAGCAAATTTGCTTCAGGGACGAAGCGCTTGCAGTTGCTGCGGTGTTTGTAATCTCATACCTAATCGGCAGAATGGCCGTGGTCATGTAGACAGAAGTGATGTCGTTTGCATTCTCAAAGGTATGGCAAACAATGTACTGCCCGTCAATGATGAACCCACAGCGAACTGAACCTACGCCGAGCCACTCAAAGTCCATCCACAAAATTTGTGCTTTGGTCAGGTCTAGGGTAAACCCTGAGTCTCCTGTTCCGTCCAGTTTGTCGCCGTTCCAATCCGCTTGGTTGACCGCCCGCGCATCACTGACAGAACCTGAGATGTAAGACCGCAGAACAAACGAAACCGTGCTATCTGCCTGCTGGATAAACACGCCGTTCTGGGTTCCAAAGTACCCCACCCGCTGACGAAGCCCCGTCTTGGGGGAGTTCATAACAAACGTAGCCAGCAGCAACAGTCCTTTACCCGGTTGGTACGGCATGCACCTGTAAGTCTGCCTTACAACTTCAGAACCACTGGAGGTAGTGACATCCATCCGCACCGATGATTCGTTGGGCAGGTACGTTGTTGTGCCCCCAGTAGCTAGGCTGGTGTCAAACTGGTTGTCAATAGCGTAGCGGTTCTGAGAGTCAAAGATGGTGTACGGTGCGCTAGTTCGCAGCCGGCCAAAGGCGTCAACATTCGTCCCTCCGATGGAGACTGGGACTGCACTGCCAGTAGTTGCCACGATCTGCCCCAGTAGGTTGTCTAGTTGGTTAAAGTACAGGCGAAGGATGTTGACAAGCCCATCCATGTAGGCCCTGTCGTACTCCACTGTCGGCTTTGGGAGTGACGGCGCTTTGAAGCGCTTGATGATGGCTGACCAGATAGTCATCAGCTTTTCCTGCCGTCATTCCGCACATCGAGTCGGCACGAACCAAGCTGCCACTGAACTCCAATCGCATCAGATGATGCCTTTAAAGACATCTGCCGCCCGCGAACACGGATGTTGACTTGCCCTGTAAATTTTTCTACAGGCACCGTAGCACTGCGCACCACAGGAAATGAGTTTTCCCCCGCCACAGACATATTTGCAGTGACAGACGAAACAGGATCAACACCTCGGGTATACCCTGAGCCTGAGTTCTGCAACGGCAACAGGGTCAAGTTCATTACGGGGTTCTCAGAAGTTGAGCCCGTAAAATTTACGTCAGGCAGCACTCGCCATATAAAACCAAAGTTATACCCGTCGTCAATGTCAAACTCTGCTGAGGTAACAAACGCCTCAATCGGAAGAGTCGTGGTCGTGGAGTTATCGTCTGTCCCGGTTTCGTGGTAGATCAGGCGGCTGTTGTAGTCGCTTGCCATAGGAACAGTGTTAGATACGCTGGTGTCAATCCAAGCCGTTCGGCCAAGAGTGCCGTAGTACCACACCTTTTCCAAGTAGTTGTAGATTACATATCTGTTTATAGACGTACTACTTGCTGAACAGTAGAACCACCAGACTTCACCAAACTGCTCGTTAGTCCCACCAAAGACTTGTTGAGATTGAGAGTAGTTGAAGTCACTGAACACGTACTGGCGGACATCACAATCCAAAGACTGCACTCGGCCATCGTACAGATAGAACTTCTCGTTACCCATCCAGTAGGTAACGCCCGCAGCATTGCCCCACGCTCGATCACTGATGATGGAAATACTATCAGCAAGCAGTTGTGACCCCCATACGATTGGAGGGCCAAGGTACTGAAGGGAGTACAAAGCAGTATCTGTCCACACCAAAATTTCTTGGCGTACTTGAGCTACAGCCTCAATGGCTGATCCATGAGATAGACGAAGACTGCCCGCTTGGTTGGTAGCTGCTGGTGTCCAGTTAGCTGCGTTTTCCTGCTCAGACCACCGGATAAGCATGGTGTCTTGAGTGGACGATCCGTAGTCGTTGCAACCAAAGGCAAGCACAAACCTTGAGGCATCCGACACCATCAGCAAAGATTGCACTGTCGGAACATCAGACGCCCCCGGCAAAGACGTCAGAGCCACCCCGCGAGTTGTCAGCCCGGCACTTGGATCCCAGTAGTACATCGGCCCGTCTTTAGGGCCAAAAATCAAATCCTCACCAAAGTTGTAGTGGTTCCATACACGAAGGGACGTTGTTGATGATTGACCAACGCCCCATCCACCAAGTCCCCAGCCGCCACCACCCCAGCCGCTTACGGTGTTTTGCAGCACATCACCAGTGTTGATCTGGTACGCCGCAGAAACAGATGCGCCGCCGTAAGTTCCAGCAAGAATAGCTGAGCCAGTTGAGATGGTGTACGTGTCTGTCGTTAAAACTGTCACTTGGAACTCAGCGTTGAACGTGCTGGCGTAAGTTCCAGTTGCTCCGCTGTAGGTTACATAGTCCCCAGTAACCGCCCCATGAGCGACATCAGTAACTGTAACCGTCGTGGTTCCGTTGCCAACAAACGGGTTATTCAGGGTAGCGGTTTCCCTGATTGGGGTAACGTCGTTGTACATTCCCCCGTTAGCTAGGGCGATGTAGTATTTGAGGTTCGTTCCAAGCCCGACATACCTCGCACCACCTAGAGATGACCACGCCCACAGTGAACGGCAAATTCCTAGAAACTGATTGTTCAGTACCTGCTGCCAGCCACCAATTTTTTCAGGCGTGCCCTGGCGAAACCGCACCTTGTCGCAGGAAAACCAGCGGCCTTCGTTGGTGTAGCGTGAATTTTCACGGTTGACACCGGGCGCGGGAAGGAATTTTTTCAGAGGCATTGCATCATTCCAGCAGCGCAATCTCTGCGGCTCTGCGTTTTACCAATCCGGGCAGTACACGCCCGCCACCACGCACCCATAGGGCCAATTGTTCTTTGGCACCTTCCCAGTCAAGCGCACGCAGTTTGCGCCGCAGGGTGGAGGTCTGTAGTCTACCCGTCCCGAGGTTGTACGTGAAGTCCGCAATAGCGCAGAACGCCCGCCAGTTTCCGTTGGTTACGCTCCACGCAAAAAGCTCCGGGCACTGCCGCATCACAGCCGAAGCACACACCCGGCGCAGTTCGTCCATGAGCCAAGCGTCAGCCGTCTCTCGCGTAATGGGCGGATGCTCCATCGTGACTTTGGAGCCATCAGGCTTGTAGACCGTGCCCCACCCAATGGTGGGATAGCCTGCTGGGCAGATGTAGGGATAGATCAGTCCGTCCTTTCCAAGACGGTGCAACCCCTCAAACTGCTTGCACAGCGCAACGGCTACGTCGAGGTTCACGCAAGACCCCTTTGCTTCAAGGCGCGATCAAGGAACCAAAAGTTAATCGTTCCCGCAACCAATGCTGAGAAGTCAGGCGACATAGCGGTCTTGAACACTTCCACTGGCGGCATGCCTTGCAGCCAAGCATTCCACGCAAACCAGATATGCACAAACGACCAGATGAACAGAATCCAGTAGGTCACCACCGGACGCACCGATGCGCTGAGGGACGCTACCCAGCCGCCTGCAACTTTGACCATCTCGGTCTGCTGATCTAGCGCAGACTTAAATGCATCCAGCACGCCCGTGTCTACGGCCATCCCATGCTGAGCGCCAATCTCTTGCAACTTCTGAGCGCCGCGCAGTTGCTCCAGTTGGCACTGCTGCTCAAACATTTTGAGTTCGTGCTGACGCTCATTCTTGCGGTCAAAGAACTTCAGCACTTCCGGGGCAAGGCGGAACAAGCCCCCAAAGATAGACCCGAGAAGGCCCCCGCCGAGGATGTCAAGCATGTTGTTCCTTAAATGTGATCCCCGCTGGGGTCATAGGGGTCGATCAACGGCTCAAACCAAGCAGCCAGTCGTTGACGCCAGCCTGAGCCTGTGCGGTTGTGGCGCTTGAGCCTTGCGGTCACAGTTGTCTCTCGGGGGATTTCCAAGAACAGCACGGTCATCAGCGTGACGTTGACCAGCACATCCAGCGCGTAGCCCACCAGCAGCACCGGATAACCGAACACCTTGGAGAGGGTACCGAGCTTGCCCATGTCGCGCACGCGCTTCAGGTTCATCACGGCAAGGTAGAAGATCCACAGGCCGTAGCTGGCCGCGAACACGAGTGCGATGAGCGTGATCATACTTGCTCCAGAGCGGCCACGCGGGCGCGGAGGGATTGGATTTCCTTGATGAGCATCGGGACCAGCTTGGAGTAGTCCACCGCCATCATTTCGTCAGGGTCTGCCGGGGCATGGACTGCCTCGGGCGCGACGGCCACAAGTTCCTGCGCGATGAATCCGTAACGCTGGTGCGTCTCATCGCTGATCCAATCGAAGCTGCGGACCTTGATGCTGTCGATCAGTGCGGCGGCATCAGGCGCGTCAACGATGTTGGTCTTGAGGCGCTGGTCGGAGGTGGTGTTGTAGAGAACGGCGGTGGTTCCGCTTTGGGTGATAGAGCCAATCGTGCCACCGTTAAAACCAAAGTACGCATAGAACGATCCGCTGGCATCTGTATTTAGATGGTTCTGCCCAAAATATCCAGCGGCGTCCGAATAAAAGCCTCTTGAGTTCAGGTTTCCAGAAGAGGTTTGACCTCGTAAGAGGTTGCCGGAACTATCCAAAGTCATAGTATTCGTGAAGCTGATGGCGCCCCCTGCGGTGCCTGAGGGGGCGCTGAACCAGCGATGGTTGCCGCCAAGCTGTTCGTATCTAGCGGGCGCTTGGCCAGTTACTTGGTAGTACCACGTTGTGTTGCTTCGATATGCAACACTATTCAAGTTGACGCCGTAATCGTAGCCACTGGAGATAGAACCCCAGTTGACTTGGTAGGATTTGTCCCCTACCCAAGCACTCGGCGTCACCCCCAGGCCGAGGTTGCCAGAGGAGTCGAGGCGCATCGTTTCAGCGCCGTTGTTGCTCCACGCCAGCGTGTTGGCCGCAGGGGACCACATGCCTGTATCCGCGTCACCACTAATTGCGACAGAAGGAAGCGCCGCAGATCCTGACGTAAACAAGAAGTAGTTCTCCGCCACCACTACGTTCGTGCCGTCGCACCGCAGTGTCATGGAAGCCCCGTTGGGAACCGAGATCCCCGTGCCAGAAGTTCTGACCGTCTGAGCAAACCCCGTGTTGTTGGTCACAAAGTACAGCTTGCTGACCGAAGGGACAATGACTGCGTACGAAGCTCCCGGAGTCCCGCCAAGCACGAGGAACATGGCCCGTGACTGATCCGATGCGCCGTTGGCTGTGGTCAGCGTGAAATTTGCCGCCGTCATCGTGATGCTGGAGGTTCCCGCAATGGAAGCGTCTACCAGCGCCGTCAGGCCGGTGTTGACCTCCGTGCCCCAGGTTCCCGGAAACTCTCCAGTGCTAGGCTGAACCAGTCGAAGGCTTGTGGTGTATGAAGGCATTTGAACCTCAGTTAGTTGCTGGTATCCACATCAACCCAGGCAGTGGGGTCGGCGGTGTTCACATCGTCCCAGACAGTAGCGGGATCATCGCCTACCGCTTGCCAAAGGTCAAGCGTTGTGTTATTGACTGCGGGCCACAACGTGGCCGGAGCGGCTGGGGTATTTTGCCATGTCTGCCCCGGCGACGAGGGCGCTGGTTGCCACCCACTTGACTGTGCGGTTCCCACTGGTGTCCACCCACTAGGCTGTGCTGTAGCAACAGGGCTCCATGTGGCACTAGGAACCGTTGAAACCGCTTGCCACACAGGAGTCTGCGCGTCGGGAATAACCTGCCAGCCAGCGCCCTGTTGGTCTGTGATGTCCTGCCAGTCTGGGCTCTGCGTATCAACAATGACTTGCCACCGCAGCCGAGCAAAAAACGCATCAAGCGCGCTTACCTGCTCTATCAAGTCTGCAAGGAACAGACGGCCTGCCGTGTAAAGATCTTCTGCTTGTGTAGCTTCGGAAACATCGGCGTACATGACCGCAATGTTTGTTACGACATCTTGCGCCGTGCCTATTTCCACTATGGTGGAGAGCAGAACAACCGAGGTAGCAACCGTATCTAGCGCAGTTGCGTTTTCGTTGCTGGAAGCTGCAAGACTTCTTGTTGCGCTGACCGCGTCTGCCGCTGCTGCTGTCTCGCTTACGGTGTTCGTGAATATCTGCCCTTGATTGACAGAATCAAGCGCCGTGGCCGTTTCAGAAACCGCAGTAATGAACGTCTGAGCAGAACTGGCACTATCCAGAGCAGTTGCGGTTTCTGAAGTGATCGCACCAAATACGGCGCTTGCGGACACTAAATCCAATGCAGTGACGTTCTCTGCAATGGAACTACCAAATGTGAGTCTAGCGGCGGATGCGTCTACAACGGTA